GTTGTCAATTCAAAGTTACCGATATTATTTGGAGATGTGCCGCTGCCGCCGGTTGTTGTGTCATAATTGAATTTAACTGTACCCATTGCTGTTAACATACTGTTCCATTCAACATACTTTGCACCAGAGCCGCTGGTTAAGCTTGCAGCAAACCTAACTTCGCCGCCTGCATTAAAAAAGTACCTACGCTGATCAGGGCTACTAAATGTTACTGAAAATTCGTGGAACACTGTTTGAGGTTGTGAGCCGCCGCCCCAAGCGGTGGAGCGTTGATTGGTCAATTTTGCTTCAACACTGGCCTGCGATGCTTCAAATATATCATTCTTGTTGTTGTAAACAATATTTGTAATTGTTTCGTACTCGTTGTATACTATTTCGGTAATATCATCAGTTAAAATTATCGATGACAAACTCGGAGTCGACCCTGTTTGGTGTACATACAAATCAATTAAATCAAGTTTTAAATTTTGCATGTGCAATGCATTTACTGTATTAATAGACGAAACTGGGCTACTTTTAATAGGATCTTGACCGTATCCGAATTGACCTGTTGTACCCACGCCGCCTAACACGTTTTTAACTTTTACTTGCATTGCATTGTAACGTGCAACAGATATAATCTCGCCGACGGCCATTTAAGTCTCCTATAATATACTACTATATTTATACTTTAAGTACACACTCGACCAACTTTTCATCTTCGTTGAGGTTTGTTTCTAATGCCACTCCTACCATTGCTGTTGTTGCAATGGTTGTACTAACACCATCTGCCATAGCATACACTGCTTGTCCTTTTTTAACTGTGCCTTTGACTCTCACCGGAACGCGGCCTTTGAGTGCAATGTACTGTCCTTCAGCTTCGCTGTTCATCATGTATGCAGGATCGGTTGATACTACACCAATGCAGTGGTTGCTGGCAATAGCTGGTTCGACTTCGTGTGTGTCACATGCACATACTGCTACTGCTGTACCTGGTAGCAGTTCTTCTGCTGTTGAGTATTTTTCTGCAAGGTCGGCATAACGTGCTTTGGTTGCTGTACCATTAAACACAACTGCTGTCAAGTCACCGTTGTTGTCTCTTGCTGCAATAGTATTAGGACTGGCACCAGTTGATGACGACACGTATGTTGATCCAGTTGCACCTAATCTCATTTGATTTGTTTTAGTTGCAATTCCATCTAGGCTGGTTGCATAGACAGTAGCCCATTTTTTTGCAGCAGAACCCAAGTCATACGAATTGTCAGTGCCGGGTAAAATGCCTGTGTTTTCGATTGTAGTAATTACTGCACTTGAACTGTTTTTAATTCTTAGAATATTTCTTTCAAGCTTAATTACAGGAGTAGAACTATCCGAATCAATATTTACAGTAAGGTCAATGTCGTTGCCTAGAGTGTAGCCAAAGTCATTAAATGCTACTGCGGACACTCTGTCTGCAAAATTATTGTCAATGTTGTATTCGCTTGCATCGATGCCGTTAAGTGTTAATGCATTGCTTGCTGTTCCCCAATAATAATGATCACTGGATGTAACACCGTTGGTTGATGCAGTTGTATTAACTAATGTTGTGCCTTTTCTAATTACATCAAATCCTGCAATAGCATCAGAAGCCGAAATAGTAAACTCGTCGGTACTGATAATATATACAACTACGTCGTTGATTGTTGCAGCAATTACAGAATGCGACGTACTAAGTGTATCTTCCAGTGTAAGACTGGTCATTTGTGTTACACCAGTTCCTGCACTTTGTGGTCCAATTAGAACCCACTCGCCGGCTGCATTTTTTGCTTTTAATTGGTTTGATGTAGTGTCCCACCAAAAGTCGCCCTCTACCGATCCTGCCGGTGCTGTTGCAGACACTTCGGCCCCACCAGTGGTTTTCCAAATGTTGCCATCATAAAATCTTAATTTTGCGTTGCCGCTGTCGTACCACAGCATTCCACTTAATGGCTTGGTCGGCGCACTGGTATTAGCAAAACTTTCTAACAAAAACAAAAAGTTTTCATTTTGTGCTTCTCCATAACCTGCAAAATTTTTACCAATGAGTTTTAATTCAGTGGCATTATTTACTGTGCCGTCTTCGACTGTTGTGATAACAGTTCCGTTGTATCTATTAATAGTGTATGCCATTTTTTAAATTACCCTTGCTGTAATGTTAGTATTTACCTATTAAACGCTAGATACAAGATCTGACTCAAACGTCCATTGTCCTGCGCCATTGATAATATATCTTTTTAAACTTCTTGTTACTGTTAAAGTAACTGGCTGAGATGACTGCGTTGTAAAACTAAAGTCTTGCACAACTGATTGGTTTTCTGTACCGTTTTTATCAACTGCAACAAAGCTTTTTGTTACACCGGCACCTGCATTGTAATCATACGTTCCGGAATATGTAGTTCCGTGAACTACACAATAAACACCAGTGTTTTTTGTTATTGCTGGGACGAGGTCGTTGATTACTGCTGCGACTTGTGCATTACTTAATCCTGTAATATCCAATGCAAGAAATTCGTCCTGGTCTAAATATTTGTCGTCTACGTATTCTTTAGTAGCCACAACACTAGGATCGTCACTGACGTCAGGAGTGCCAACTCCAATAATTTTTCTACTGTTGGCAACAGAAATATCGCCGCCGCTGTCTAATGTCATTGAACCTATAACAGTAATTGTTGACCCATTTAAGTTAATATTGTCAACATCAAGATTTGTTAATGTTCCAATTTGAGTTAATCCGACTGCGCTCGAAACTGTTGCGCCCAACGTAGTAGTTGTTAGTATATCAAAGTTTGCAATCTTATAAGCAAATCCTGCAGGGATATTAACGTTGCAACTACTATCCCAACTGTTGTATGTGTTGTTCCAGGTTATTGTTTTATCGTCACCTGAAACTCTAACTGCAATGCCGGCGCCGTCAACTTCTACATCAGATAGTAATGCACTGTCTGATGTTACTGCTAATTCAATTAATTTGTCTTCAACTCTTAGCGTACTAACATCTAAACTAGTAGTTTCGCCCTGAACCAGTAAATTGCCCGATATCCTAATATCTCCGGCAAAATCGAAATCATACTGAGGCGAAGGTTGCCAAAATCCTATTCTACCAGTTTGGGTTTTAATTGTAATTGCATCTCTGGTAGTCCCGTCTTGGTTAACTTGAATTCGCAAGTCTGAATTATTCAGTTGATTTTTTAACAATACATCTGTGCTTAAAACTTTTATATTAAAGTCACTGTCGTCGCCAACAATTAGTCCATTATCATTTTTAACATGTAATGTACCAGTAGTTGTATTATTTTTAGAAACTTGCATAAAATCATTTGGAGTAAACGGATTGTCTGTGCTGTCCAACAGGTTGTATGTAAAATCTGCTGGGCCATAGAAAGCAAAATTAGCATAGTTGGTGTTGATGTTTACACCTACTTTAATTGATGTTCCAAAGCCTTCTAAATACCTTATATTGTCAGATATGTTTGCTGCTGTAAATGTTTCTTTACTATATAATGCTACCGGTGTTCCGCCTATCATCATACGAGAAACTGTTTTGTTTATACCAAATATATCTTTTAATGTAATAACAGACCATCCAGTTTCACCTTGGTCTACTGTGTAAACAGGTCCTGCTAAAATTATGTCCGTTCCGTCACTGAAGTAAATTTGGTTGTTTCGACTATCTATCCAAATATCGCCTGCTAACATCGACGGCTGGGTTGCTGCAACAACAGTTGTGTCTGTAGATTTCCAATCTTCGCCGTTGTATACTCTTAAACGCCCTTCGCTGGTATCATACCATAGTTGTCCAATCAATGGATTAGCTGGTGGTGCAACGTTTTTAAAATTTTCTAAAAGTCTTACAAAATTTTCATTAAACTGCTCTCCATAACCTGTGTAGTTTCTTCCTACTAATGTTAGATCAGTTGTATCAGTATCTATCTTACCGTCTATCAGATCAACTAAGAGTGTCCCGTCAGTTGTATTAATCTTATAACTCATTAAACGACTCCTGTATAGATGATATAATTAATTGTTAAAAATGGCGGTACTGTTGTGTATTTGTCTTGAGAAGACCACCCATCAATGCTGCCTGTTATTGTTAATCCAGAACCAGCGGCGCCGCCGGTGATACTTATATTAGTTGTATTAGAATCCGAAATGCTAGTAACTCCGGTGATTGCATAGAACTGAGTGCCATTGTCTCCCATCAACGAATGTCCGTGATCTGGCAGATTTGACAAACTGATATTACTGCGCTGTGCGCCGCCTACTGCGCCTAATATCGATGCTGCGCCGTCATTGTAGATTCTATCTTCGTCTGTAGACAATGTTCTAGTTGCACCGGCTAGATTTCCCACGGTGGTGCGTCCTCTAGCATCTGGAAGATTAAAGTAACCAAGTGCAATACTGCCACCGTATGTAAAACCAATAAGCGAAAACAAGCCTGCATATTGTGTGTCTGTCAACGATATGGGATCGCCGTTACACAATCTCCAGCCGCTGGGCGCTGTAGCTGCTGCGTACGGCATCATCATTCCGAGTGCAAAGGTTGGGACAGTCGATGCAATTGCTGCTACTGTGCTGATATAAAATTCATTTATAGTCTGCGTGTCACCAATTTCGGATGTGGTTTTACGTATTAATACTTGTTCAGTGCCGGATACACTATCAGCATACGATGATTTACCAGTAAAGAATGAATCGTTTAATGCAACATTAAATGTTTTTGTTAGGCCGCCGCTTTGACCGTCAAATGTTACTGGCGACGTTGTTGTAACATCTCCAGTGATTGAAAACGTAGTTGTACTGTTTAATTTTCCAGAACTACCGGATGTACCAGTTACATTTCCTATTGCATCACCTACCAAAGATCCTCTAAATGTGTTGGCATAGATATTGTTGTATACTAAATTGATAGATCCGATATTTCTTGAGTTAGTAACGTCAGGAGTGATGTTAGTGCCAGATATCGATCCAACTGATGAAAAGTTTCCGCCAACATTTAAGTTTTTAGCAATCCCAACACCGCCTGCTGTAATCACTGACCCTGTACTTATATTTGTGCTTTCTGTTGTATTATTATTAATAATTGTTCCAGAAGCTAAAATATTACCTGTAACATCTAATGCTTCTTGTGGAGATTCGTTGAGTATGCCCACTTTACCATCATTTTTAATTCTAATAGCAGTGGTATTACCGTGTACTCTAAGAGCAATATAACCATCATTGGACTTGTTGGTAATCAACGAGTTACTACCTGTAACACTAAACACCAATGTTTGTGTTTCACCGATGTCAATGCCACCATTGTTTCTAACTCGAAGAGGTTGTAAAAAAATGTTTGTTGCGTTTAATCTTGCAAATTGTGCTCCAGCAACTGCGCCCACTGTATCGTTGACATATAGTGTTTCTGCTTTCTGCGATGTTCCGTAATACTTGCCTGCTGTTCCGCCAATATTGCTAGAAAGATTATGTCCAGGATATATAACACCAAACCCCGGTATGGTCAACTTAGGTGTAAATTGTGTAGAGCTAATAATACTCACAACAATATTATTAACATAATTTAGTATACAAGGAACTGAAGCGTTAACAGTACTAATAATTGTTTCAAATCGAGAACCTGTGCCTGCGCCTTCAGCGTAATCTGGACCAACTAGTGTCCAGCCGCTGCCACTGTACAAGTAAACTTGTTGGTTACTTGTGTCCACCCAAAGATCTCCTATGAGACTTTGTTCTGCGGCGGGCTGACTGCTTCCTTTTTTGACGCCGCCAGCACTGACCCAATTGGCTCCATCGTAAAGTTTTAATTGATCTATACCGGTTGTGTTATCATACCATAACTGTCCTTCAACTGGATTGCTAGGACTGGTAGTATTGGCAAAATTTTCTAACAGATGCAAGAAGTTTTCTAATACTTTGGTTCCGTAATCGGTGAGGTTACGGCCCGGAAGTGTCAAGCTAGTTTCGGTATTGGCTGTTTGATCCTCAACTGTTATACTTCCTTTGTTAACACTGTCAGTAAAATTTATCTCATATGCCATTTATTATACCTCGTTGAATCCGCTTAGACTTTGTACTCTCACAGTGTAGTCAATCTGAATTAGTCTGTTTAAACTTTTCTGTACTGGATGAAAAATAACATGAGTTATCAATCTTCCTGCGCCTGAACTACTGTAACTACGAAGACCAAGTTCGTCGAATACATACAACTGCTCGGTATCACCAGCAGTATCAAAAGCGTCTTGGCCGTCTGGCTCTCCATAATCTAATAAACAACTTACAATAATATCGGTATAGTTGGTACCTGCAACATGCCTGATTTCTGTTTTATTTCTTGTAGGATCTAGATTATTAACACTAGTGTCATCTACAACCTTAGTATAAGTTTGGTTATAAAGACTTGCATTAGTACCAGTAGTATTAGGAGTTAAGTATGTTATGATTCCAGTTGGGTCAACACTGGTGCCGCCGTTTCCGAAGCTCATTTCATAAATGTATCCCTGGCCCTGATTTGCAAGACTTTCTGCTAACGCTAAACTCATATTTTCATAATGAATTGCATTTCTCTTGTTTATAAAAATTTCGCCTGTAGAAGGATCATGAATTTTAATATGACCTTCTACATGTATTCCGTTTAGTTCATTAATATCTGTCATGTTTACACCTTATACTGTATTTATTTTGGTAAGCGAATTGTTGCTCTGCGTAAGAATCTGCTTATTGCATTATCTGATTGTGCTAGTGTTTTATTTGGTTCGTTCCAGACTTGACCAATTTTTCTTACAACTTCAATGCGCTGATCGGCCCAGCGTTCGGGTGCAATTATTTCACCAGTTATTGTATCTCTGGGTTCGATGTAAAGGTTGTTTCCATCAATTCTAAAGTCTGCAGAAATAGTGATATTACCTTCATTACTGTCTTGTGCAAGAGTAGGCTGATAAACTTCAATTGCAGTATTTCTTAATCTACTGCCACCTAAGAACACATCTATTTCGTTAACACTCCCAGGCACAAAATCCAAAGAATATTCAGTACTGGTTCCGTTTGCTGTCATTGTTTGTCTCAGTATTCTATCTTGGTATGTAATAGTTTCTTCGGGACCTTGTCCTAACAATTCTGTGCCTGTGTCGTAGATTGTTTTGACGCCGGTGCCTAATGTTCCTCTTCTCAGCTGCAATAATGCGTTTCCTTTGATCTCAAAGTATTCTATACGTTCGCCTTCAATGAACAACACGCCTGGAATATTTTTGGCGCGGTTGGGTTGGAAAATTCCTGTGGTGTCATCAAGTAAAATTCGAGCATCGTAGTAATTAAGCGGAGTTGCTAATACATAGCTATTGTCTTGGTTGAGACGTTTGTAGTGTGTTCGGTTGAGCATGTCTTTGAATATACGATATCCGTATTTCGGAGTTGACGGTGCAGTACCAAATTGTAATACATCAATTCTATCATTTTCGGACGGAACAACTTTTAATTGCACGGCATCGAGAGAATCAACAACTGTATAATCTACATACGGTGTTAATAGAATTCCGTTTATTGCTACCCATGCATATGGAGTTCCGTAAACAGGCTTTCTTAATTGCAATATTCCTCGTGTTAGCAAGTTTCTCTTAACATATTCGTCTGTACCTTCGGCTACTGTAGTTTTTGAAAGTACGTCGTAGGTCATACGAGAAAAATTATTAATATCATGATTACTAAATGTGTAAATTTCGATGTTTTCACCACTGCTTGGCGGCACGGCAAATGTTAAACTGTCGCTTTCAACATAAAATACATCAGTAATTTTTACCTGTGTACTATCATTATCTGCAATATCAACCACAAATTCAGGATCTTTTATAAATGCATTTCTAATATCAGGTCTGTAAGTTTCGATAACAACGCTGTTACCAATGACTGATTTTACAATACCAATATAAACTTCATTGTCGTCAGTTGATGTCATTCTAAGTTCTGCCCCTACTGTTGCAAATCCTTCGATGTCAATTACACTGCTATCGACACTCTCAAAATCAATTTGTGTATCTACAAAATAATAATCGGCGTCGGAGATAACAAAAATATCCAATTTGCTTCCGATTGTTGCAATGTCATTTCTTAATATACGAATTCTACTGTTTACAGGATCATATGTTACTTGTTCTTTTGTGAGTCTAACACCATCTGAATATACAATAACTTCTGCCGACGGAATATAAGAAGGACCTGTAAACTGCCAAGATTCAATATCGTAATCGCGTTCTGTTGTTGCAGTATACGAAATACTATATCCCGGATTTAAAATTCGATTGTTGCTCTTAACCAATATGTTGTGAGAGAACGGTCTTGCATTAAAAGGAATAGGACCGTCTACATTGAACTTGTGATAATTATTTTCACCGTTTGATTCAAATGTATTATCAATTTGCATTCTGCTGTAAGTTTGCAATAGTGAATCGTAAATAGTGTATTGAATTAAGTCATTTTCAGTAACATTGTTATTGATTATAGTAACTTGTACACGACCCGTAGCATTTTCAGTAAGTGTATAATCTACATCAGGAAGTGCAACAACTCCATTTATTGTCATAATTGACGAAAGTTCTTCGCTGTAAACTGCTGCGGTGTCGTATGCTATAGTGCTACCATCATACACAATTGTATCAGTGTCAATGATATCAACACCATTGGTGCCTATGGTTGTAATTGTTAGATTATCCCCAATAGTACTATCGTCTAGAGTTAGTGTTTGAGCATTCCAATTTATTGAATAAAGCAACGAATCTAAAATAACACCGTCCAGTTTAACAATAACACTATCGCCTGTTTGCGGAATTTGAGGCAATGCAAATTCCGATGTGGTGCCGTCGATCTTGTAACTTGCAACCCCGATAATACCAACACCGTCGCTAGGTCTATGATACACTCTAATATCCAATGTGTCCATTAGCTGTCCTGGTACTAGTTCCTCTGGTCCTTTGCTGGTTGTTTCTGTAACAAGGCCGTCGCCGTCTACTGTTATATCTTCGCTTGTTAATCCAGTAGCAGTTGAGTATGTTAGATTACCACTGCTTAGAGCAGTGTCATAGCTATTCTCAGTAGGAGTGAAACTGCCGTCGCTGGTAGATTTTCTAATCACAACAATATCATTTGCACTAGTTGGAATTAATGATGTATCTATTTCAACTGTGGTTGTTATGCCGTCGCCGATTATTGTTTGCATTACTGCATTAGGGTTAGTAACAGCACCACTACCGCTATAATTAATGTCGTCGAGGCGAACATTATTTAGATAGAAATTATACTCAACTTCAGTTTCTAACGGACCAGCAAGCTCGAATATACTAGTACTGCCGTCAAGCACAAATATTTCGTCTTCATATGTATTGTCAAAAGTATCCCACCGAGTAGAACCAAATCCCTGTCCAAATTGTGGATCTGGATCCCATCCTTGAATATTGCCAAAATCTATACTTTCATAAATTGAACCACTGTACTCTACACCGTCCATTAACTGTGCTAAGTCTTTGCCTGGCATACCGGCAGTTGAGTTGTAAAATGAATAAATTCTATCTGCTGCGTCTAGCATCACAACATCTTTTTTATAGCTAATAGTTATCACACTGTTCAGCGCTGGTGCGTTAACAAACTCAACTTTTCCTAAATATCTATCATAGCTCTTAGTTGTATCAGATACATTAGATACAGCAAATGCACTACTCAATTGAATTTTATTATCTACATAAACAACAAAACTATCAGTTTTAATATTCATTGGCCATTTGAGATTGAATATTTCTTTTGCGCCAGTACCTGTAAATGTTTCAGTAACATTTAAATCAGTTAACAAATATGTACCTTTGATTCTATCAAATTTGATAATCAAGTGTGCTTTTCTTACGACGCCATTGCCAAGTATTGCAACTGCTTTAGCCGGAGTTCCACCTTCTTCTAATGTGCCGTCGATAGTAACAGTTGGTGCTTTATAAACCTTGCCACCTTTATTTGTAAGTTCTATAGTAGAAACTTTGCCTCGGCTTAGATATGCCTTGGCCGTTGTGCCGTTATTTTCGGAGATTGTTACAATTGGTGTTTCTTTATATCCAGAGCCGCTGTCTGCAACACGTATTTCAACTACGTCATATCCGTTGTTGTCAACCCAGCTCTTGTAAGGATAAGCCATGTATTTTTCAACAATATCGGTTATTGCATTCTGGTTTTGTTTTGCAGCAATTGTTTCAATTTCTTTAGTTACAACATTGTAACTAGGCGGTACATCGAAGTCAGTTGTTAAGCTTGCAGTCGATTCAAGCTGGTTGTAAGAACTGATGTATTCTCTAATTTTTGAACTAAATGGCTTGACTTCGTTAACATAATCTTCGTAGTTTTCCAAGTTGTCGTTTTGGAATGTAATTTTTTGTGCAAGAGTGCCAAGGTTGTGCTTTGCTCGAATAAAACTGGTTTTAAATGCCCAGTCAATATTTGATTGTTCGCTAAATGCATAACGCACACTTGCAAAAAATGTATTATTGTATTCTACTGCTAAATCGCCTACAAATATATCATCTCTTAGTGCAGCTAAAATATTTCTTAATTCTGTTACTGGTTCTCTATCGTAAAACGCAGCATCATAAATTAATGCATCATATCCACTTGTAACTGTTGCATAATCATAAAGCCTAGTTGCTAACTGTATTGTACCGTTTTGTCGGCCAATGGTTTTGTAATTTATTGTATAATCCTCAACTGGTTGGTTATTGATTTTTTCAAGTAACAGCCAACCGCCAGTTCCAATTGTGGTGATTTTTACAATATCACCAATTGAATCGTTTAATGCAAAAAGTTCATAACTTTGATCTACAATATGAGTAATTGCAGTTAATTCACTATAGCCTGTTGCATACCAGTCTTTATAATTCCAATAATTTGTTGTGTTAAATGACTGATTATCATTTCTTTCCCAAACCTGAGATGCCACGTTCCAATTGTATATTGCCCAGCGACCATTAATTTCTGAGTCACTGTTTACTAATACACTAAATTTACGTACAAACAATGTTGTGTCGCTACTGTATTTTTTACCTTGATTTTTTACAATTACATTAGTAACATGACCGAGATTGTTGATTTCTGTTTGTAATATTGCTCCAGATCCAGTATCGGTGTTTATAACAATACTTGGCGGAACTTTATAACTTCTTCCTGGATCCTCAATAGTGACACTAATAATTTTTCCGTTTTCAATAACCGGAGTCAGTGTTGCTTGTTTTGATTTTGCCACTCCAACAAAACGTAAATCATCAACGGTGTCTACAATCGAATCATAATTTCCGCTGGTAATAATTGGAGGTTCGTCCTTTAACATAAGTTGGTCAATTACAAAATTGTCTACTATTTGATTTTTAATCAGTACATCGTTGACTCGTTCAACAAACTGCTTAACTGCTTCAAGTCTATTAACAAACATACTCTGTCTTGGATTATTCAATATACCATATTTTTGTTTAGGTGATAGACCAGTATCCGGAACAGGATTATTAGACAAATCATACCCAACCAAGCTATCATACCATTTTTGTTCGATTTCTGAGTTTGGTTTAGATACGTCTAGCCCCTCGGTTAATAACTGATATTCTCTGTGTATATTGGTTTCTAGGGTTTCGTTTCTTTCAAACTCAATATGTAACACGGTATCGGTGCCACTTATTAGACTTTGAATATTATATAGAGCAAATTTATTTGTGTCGAGTGGTGCTAGATATCTATATCCGCTAGCAGCAGGATTTCTAATTAATTGCTCTATATCATACGAACTCAAACGTCTTTTGATATTTGTAGGAACAACTCTATTGTTCCTTACCCAATAATAATAATAAGTAGTTGTCCTGCCACTGATGGTATCAATATCAGTTGAAGAGCTATAAATTGTATCGTTGTACTTTGGAGTTCCGCTAATGCCTTTGACAAATCCTTCATTGGTGTCGGCTTGGTTGCGCCACTGCGACGGTGTTAACGTAGTTTTGACCCATTCGTAAATTTCAATACTGCCAGAATCAGCCAAGGAATTCCAATTGGCTGCTCTGTAATGTATATTGTCTTGATAAGGGTTTATCCATGTTGCACTGTCAATTGCCCACCATAGCTTTCCTACATAACTGTTTGTCCAATTCGAATTTACATCAACAGTTATACCAAATCTATCATTGTCGTTTGAACTATAAATTGCAGGATCATAAAATGTTTTAAATGAAATTTCTTGTTCTGCTGCGCCTGGTATTTTTCCTTGTCGTGGATCAACAACATCAAGATTAGCAATAATATCGTTAGTTTCTTTGCTGTACAAGAATACTCTAGAAATTTTATTTAAATTAACTTTTCCTGATTGTGCAGTTACTAGTTCCCAACTATTTTTGTTTATAGGGGCTCTCATGTCAACTAACATACCCAACGAACTGTCCTCTGAACTAATGTAGCCACTTTGTAAAATAGTGTCTGCATCGTCTGCTGGATTTATTTTAGGAAACCCTATGTACACATGATTATTATTTAATTTAAAGTTTGAAATATCGTTAAACTTAGTATTTCTATTATAAGAAAGATCTTCGCCGAATACAAAAGAATTACCTATTTCTTGGAAGATTGCAATTCTTCCAGTGTCTTTAGTAACTGTAATAAACTGTGTGTTGTTGCCATCATATGTTGTCTTAAATGTATTTTCTTTACTTGTTTCGTCTAGTACATATCGTGAATAAATTGGATTACTAAATCCATCTCTTGTAATCATTACAAATTCTGGTTGAGAATATCGATCAAAAGTAGTGGCTACTCTCTTGTCTGTATTCTTGCCGCTGATTGCTAGTTTGCTGTTGCTAAAACTAATTCCAGTACCAAATGCTTCGTTTTCTTCTGCAAAAGGACTTTGTAATGTTTGTACCAAATTGTACGAAGAAATGTTGTTTGAGGTTGTTTTTTCATAAATGTATACAACTCCTTGGTCTATTCCTCTATTATCATTTAATGGTGCAGCAATAGCAAGTTTGTTACCGGTATTGTTAAGAGAAATAACATACCCAAATCCGTCGACACTATCGTCAGCATCAACATACTGAAGGAACGACCAACGACCCGATTGGTTTTCAAAAATTGAAACTCGTTCTGTTTTAATTGTTGTATTCTGTGCTAATAGCCCATAATCAGCAGAAGCTGCAATTGAAATAATATCGCCAAAATCGTTAACATCAAATTTTATACCAATATTAGTCGAAAGATTGTAAACAGTGGAATCGTCTTTGTCCGAAGCAAGGTACAAATCATGTGGAATATATCCTGTATATTCAACCGAATCAATGGGTGTCCATTTTAAGCTAACTGTAGGATTTTCAGTAACGCCATTGGTTGTTGCTCGATAGAGATTTCCGTTAAGAAACACAATCTCGTTGTCGTTATATGTTACACTACTAGACCATTCGCCTTTGTAATTTCTATCTTTGGTGTTGCTCCATGCCGAGCTTGTGTCAGTTTCGAAGAAATAAATTTTACCTTGATCGATTCCAGCTTCGCCCGGGGCGCCGACAAATAATTTAGTAGTACCATACGAGGTTTGTCTTAGTTCAACTTTGTATCCAAAACGCTCTTCGGCAGTCGGAATTGGACTCATTATAACATGTTCTAAATTATAGTTATTTGTTATTGGATTTATTTTATAAAGATATACCACACCCTGATTGGTTAACCCACTAGAATTTCCAGCACTATCAGTTTCTAATAGATAGACAGGCTCCCAATCTTGTGTTAAATTTGTAATTGTACTGTTGTCGCCGTTTACAGCAATTTTAGCACGCCACAAAGTTCCGCGATCACTAACAATATCGCCTGCTGCATATGTACCAGTTGGTGTCAATTCGCCAACAAATTTTGTTAATGCGTTACTAGCATTAGGTGTACCCACTGCAATATAAACAGAATCTGCACTAATAGCTACGTCAAAACCAAATAACGAATCTTTATCAATAGTATTGTCAGGAATGAGAACTTGAGATAAATCTTTTGTAAAACTTTCTGAGTTACGCTTGAGCACTCGAACGGATTCGTCTCTACCGAATAAAAAGTTGTCAATAGAGTTTACTACCATAGTAGTATTAAATTTATTAACATCAAAACTTGATGCAAAGCCGTCGCCGTCGCCTGTTGGGTTTAACGTTTCTTCTTGCAGTGTAAATATTTTTTCATTTGAATAGATACCAAAGTTTCCATCGCCTTTGTTATCAATCCATACTTTATCGTCGAGATTTTCAATTATGTTTTGAATATTTAAATTTAAGTCATTTGCATTAACAAAGCGTCGTTTAACAAACTTGCTAATTCCGCCGACGCTACTGTCGTTGTACTCTTCTTCACTGATAGTAGTAGCAGTTAATATAACAACTTGATTTAAGAATACTTCTTTAACTTTGAAAAATCCATTGATTCCTGTATAATTAGAACGAATTCCGATAATATCATCAGCAACAAAATCAGTAACATTATTTTCAAAATATACTGTAAACCCTGTGTTAGGGTCGGTTGGTTCAAAATCAATTTCTCTATCATCTGGCAACAAAGGAATAATATTAATGACAGAATTTTCAACTGCTACATTTCTATATACATTCCAGTCTCGATCTTCTCTTAATATCCAAACAAAGTCTCCTACAGAAACACTTTCAATTGGCAATAATGTTAATTGTTCTTTGACAATTGAAACAAAATTTACATCATTTTCACGTACATATCCGCTGTCAAAACCGATAACAGAGGTATCTGCCTTTTCAATAAAAATTGAATGGGTATAATCTGTTGGCTTTATTATTGCTGCTTGCGGTGTAATTTCATAAACTAAATCGGTTCGAGTATTACTAATTGAATTTGTCAATTCAAACAGTTGAGGTTCTAAATTAAATTTTGTTTCATCTAACTCGTACTCTACTTCATACGTATTTTCAACCGAACCATATTGTCCTACACGAATTCCCCATTCTTCATAAAATTCTAAACTATCCTTGTCTGCATTACTAAGTGCATCAAACAGCTTTGTTAAACTATTTAATGTGCCTTTGTCCTGTATAAATCCTTGATAAAACTTATATTGACTTACACTATCTGTGATAATGTTTTGAAGGTAATTACGTTTTTGATATCCGATTAAATGCTGACCTAGACGCTGCTGTTCTGTATCAAAATTATCAGTATCAAGATCGTAAAAATCTGCAAACTGATTTACTTTATAATCCCAGTTAGGGTATAATCTAGCAACGGGCTTTTCATTTAATATATTCCAAAAACTAGAATCAAAAATATCTGTACTAGAATGTTTTTTGTTGGCTGCATAGTAAAACTCTTTGTATTTTACAACATCTCCAATTGCATAATCTTTCCATACACTCCACTCGGTTACTTTTGCATCATCGTAAAAGAACCCGGGAATGTACAATCCTCCAGTCCATTCATCAGTACGATAGCCGACTAGTTTTATACGCTCTTGTCTATAACCAGGAGCAACATCGTAGATAGTATCATTAAAAACAGTGTTGTTGTCAATTAAGATAACATGTTCTTTTTGTACTAGAGGTAATTTAGCAAGGTATATACCGTCATTGGTATTCTGAGGCTTGATGCCAAACTCGTTTTGGTTGCTTCTAAAAATATTACTAAACTCAGAATTAATTCTTGTACCAGACCCGCTAAGTATATTCACATCGTAAAAGCCATCAAATATGTCATCAACAATATAATAATCTCTAGAAAATTTAAGTTGATTGGCTGCTGGACTAATAGTTAAAACTGTTCCAATGTCCCAATTTTGAGTTACCCAAAACATAAACTCTTTTAAACAAAGTTTCATATCTTCAAGAGCTTCGGTGTCTCTGTTGTAAAAGCTAAAATCAAACCCTTGATTTATCAAATAGTGCTCGTACCCGAGCATAAAATTTGTAACTTCTTGTACTGAAGCAAGCACCGTACCGTATGGCAGCGAACTCACAGTTGGCGCAAAGTCTTTTCTAAGCAAAGTAGTTATGCCGCCGACCACAGGCAAACTAGGAAGCACTGCAAACTTAGTGACATCAAATTCAACTCCGCTGATGTGTGTAATAATAGTTCTAAAATACTTTCCATTATTGAATACAACATTACCAGCAACATATTGAGTATTACCTGTCCAGTTTACATAAGATTCGCTGACGCCGCCAACTGTAATTGCGCTATCTCTTTGTCTAGCAATTGGTGCATTGTAATTAAACACTGGATCTTCTTTATCATATCCTGTTACAATGTAACCAGTTTGACTTTTTTCGATCATAATGCCGCTGAATACCGGAGTTTCCAAAGGACTGCTTACATTAAAGAAGATTTGATAATTTTCATCAGGAACAAACACGCTGGTTTTGTTCAACGGACTTCTACTATCAAGTACCAATTTTAATTTATTTTTATCAGCAAATCCTCCTAGCTTAACTGCTAGTTGGTTAACACTATTTTTTATCTGAGTTTGATAAGTATCGTATCTAGTTGTTACTTTGTTAACCATATAATCAGCAATATAATTAACCAATCCACTAGTCAAAATCAAAGCATTGTCAGTACTAATAGTTGGAAACACCAAGTCTTCGAGACGCAATCTTTTTGCAGTAGGAGTATAAATTAAATTTCCAACTATGTCTCGCTCAATTCTCGAACAATCAAACCCTAAGCCAAAAATATGAGTCGGCTGCAATATAGTCCAAGCAGTAATCAAACTAAATGGATATTCGCTACTGCGCCTCCACGCTGTTTCTACAGGTGATTCGTCGCCAAACTTAAAGTTATTTTTAGTTGGTACCAAAGAATAATCTTGGGCTAAACCACAATCTACCGGACTTAACAGTCTGCCATATTCGTCTACTGGAATATTAGACAACAGGCCAACACGCTTGAACTTGTTATTTCTTATAAGCGGCTTCCCGGGTTCCTTGATTATTCCTTGTGCAAGATCTGCCCAAAGTATTGTATTGTCCTTAGTATAAGGAGCAGGACCGTAGGTGTCAGTCCACCATGTTGGCTTGATAGTGAATCCTAGCATTTCCCACGGATGTGTGTGAGGACGATCTGTATCAAAATATTTTTTATAGATAGCTCTCCATGTTCCCGGTAACGGATTTCCTGCTTTGTCTCCCATTTCGGAATAATTATATGTAAACCCGTTGAGGTCGTTCCACGAAATATTGCTGCTGTAATCAGGCGAGCCGGCAATTTCTAACCACTGTGCAAAATCAGCTAATAATATATTGTCAATACTATGTTTAGTAAATCCAGTATTTCTATCAATTCCTGATACAAAATCAAATACGTCAATTTTGTCTGCAGAGTACTGACACTTAATATTGTTGTAGATTCTCATTTCTAATTCAAGTATAAGTTCGTCTCTATAATCGCCGTATGCTTTTACCAAGCTACCGTCATGTCCTTGAATCATAGATGTAGTTTCAATGTAAGTGTTGTCTAGAATTAACATAGGTTCAAACAGTGGATACAACCCTAACTTTGTAGGAGTAGGAGGAATATAAGAACCATTGGTACTTTCATATTCGTATACTTCAACAATATCGCCGTCTTGCAGATCTTGTAAAACATATACAAAATTGTCAGTGAACACATAGTCTTTTTTGTGTAGTAACTGTATACTGTTCAAATAAACTGTCACTGATTTGTTTGATAATGTAGTTAAATTAAACGATTTACTCAATGCAAAATAAGCAGGACCGTTGTATTCAACTGTGTGGATTGTTTTTGTTTCTGCACCCACACCTACCATATCACTAAAATAAAATGGACGATACGAAGTTTTAGATTCTGCAAGAGTGCTTAAAATTAAATCAACGTGATCTTTAGCACTGCCGTGAAATCCGGTCTTGTTTGCTTCGTAAACAAATTGTCTTTTAAATTTTGCATACTCTTTTCTAGCAAATTTCAACGACTTTACTATGTTTGCATTTTTATCTGTTAAATTATACAACGATAGATTGAATGGCCCGCTGTGTTGTACAAAACGTTTTCCGTATGCAGTGAGATTGCTAACGTCTCTTAAATTGCTGGTACCAGGAAACACTCCTACAAATTCAGGATGGTCGTCTGTTATACTGTCAATATGATCGTTTACTTCACCAAGAGTAACTTCTGTGATGTTGTTGTTAAGAGGATTCTTTTCAAGGTTAATTGGAATTTCATAAAACCCGTTTGCATTTTTATTTGCACTGCTAAATGTCTTGATCAACAATATATCATCGACATTTAACGAAGTATTAAAATCTACATATGCAATACCATTAATTCTCGAAATCGAGTAATCAATTGTTTCATATTTTCTTGCACTGTTTACCCATACTTTAATAACTAGATCAGTTAAGTTACCACTTTTATTATACACATCAATTGGAAAATTATTCAGTTGTGTATTAAGGGTACGATTTCTAATCACACCTTGAGTACTTTTAGCAACTGCTTTTTTCCAACCATTTTCATAAGAAAAGTTTTCGCCAGTATTGTCAAACTTTTTTACAAAGGCAGTATCGGTATTAATATCAATTTCTATGTCCATGTCGGATTGATAATTAAAGCTATCAGTTAAAAGATTAAAATCAAATACAATATCACCTACGTTAGCAATATTACGGTAACTTAATGCAAATCCTAATTCCGTATCTACTGTGCCATTTCCAACTTTATAGTTGAATATTTTATTTCCTTTGAAACTGCTTGCTGGATAATAAATTTCGTCAGTGTAACTGAATCCGTTTTTGTCAAACAAGTCAAACAAGGGAAATTGATTTACTGTTGTTTTGTCCTGTGAAGCCTTCCAAGAATTTCCATTGTAATAAAACATATTACCCGAATAGTTGTTTCCTTTTAAAACAAGAACAGCTTCGTCTACTGTAGGAATAGTATCTACTGCTTCGACTAATGCAATTTGTCTACGAGCATTGTGTGTAATAAAATTAACTACGTATATTTTACCATTAACTAATATATCAGGATCGGCTGTGAATAACACTCTCATCCCGTCTACTAAGTCAATTCCGTCTACATTATATCCTAAGCTGCCTTCGATTGTACTAAACACGTCAGTTGTAAATGTATCAACTAAGTCAATATTTTGTTTTGCTTTTGCGCCGTGCTGAAATAGTTTCAACCCTGCATCAAACTCAATAATAGGACGCTTTGCTCTTGCATCCTGATCAAGCGTTACTTCAAGACCATTTGCTATTGCACTTGCTTCTACTACATCTTTGTGAAACCAACGATTATAACGTGTCCACGGATTTCGATCAGCACTGCTACGATTGATTACAATATAATCTTTTATTCCAGGAAAACTAGTGGCATCCTCAAACGGATAACGATCAAACCCGTAGTTGTCAAACGGAATATTAAATTCACTTGTAAATATTGCAGGAACTTCTAAGTCTTTTTCTGCAACCAATTTAATTGCACTTCCTACACCTTCTACGTACCAGTAACCAGTTTTGTATTTCTCAGGAGATACTACCCCTTGAAAATATATTTTCATTCCGTTGCTAATCTGTGCACCAGTTGACGACTTATAGGTTTTTTTACCTAAAAAATCTTTCTCAACATCAATCGAGGATGCTTCTGTGATTTCGTATGTAGCAATTGCGCCGCTGGTATCAATTGAATTTTCACTGAGATAATAAAGAGTGCTAGGAACGTCGTCTGGCACTACAAATTCTATTACGCCTTTTTCGATATAATTAGCAGTTGTTTCAACTAATTTACCTTCGGCATTGTATTCGTATTTTACAACACCTTTTTTATACAATGTGCTAAAATTTGCAGGATTGTATTCGAGATACGGATCCTGGTCGTTGAATACTCTGTTAAGTGTTAACGCAAAAGGGTGACCGGGGGTGTCGATTTCAAAACGATAAGTTTGTCCTTTGTAGAGTTTTACTGTTGGATTTCTTGTAAATCCGTTTGGTGTAAACACATAAGCATAGTTGTCTGCATCAAATTCAAGACCAACAGTGTATGTACTAACAATAGTTTTTGCTTGTCCAAAAATAGCAACTGGATCAGGTCCCATTGGTAACCAATAATATTCGCGAAAGTTTGCAAACTTGTCCCAGTTTATATGTGGGTTCCATGCATAAAATTCTTGACTGTTTAATACACTGTGATTGCTAGTGGATCCTTTAAAGCTGGTTAATTGCCCTAAGTAATCGTTGTAATCTTTGTAAAATTCAACATTGTTTAAATTATCTTTGTAAACCATTACAGGCTCAAACTGATAGTTTTCTCTCGATGCAGAAACATCTGATAAAAAGCTGTCTGCTGCTGTTGTAGCTCTAGCGTATCTTCGGCCAGCAAAACTGTTTATTTTTTCAACAACACCAGGCTTAATCATCTGATCGATAGTTGAATTTATAAATTTTTTATTGGTGTCTGTTCTAAAATACTTTGGAAGGAAATTTGAAGCACTGATATCTCCAGTGCCGTTAACAGGTAGGGCAGATTCATTTTGATCTTTATCATATGCCATTAGTAAATAATTCCTCCGGTTGTAGTTGAACTACTAGTTGTTGAGCTTTGAATTCCTGCGTTGTTACTAAATGCTGTAGTAACAATTGCGCCTGCGGCTCTTAATCTTTCTTGTGTGTTTGCCGTTATAAGTTCGATATCATCTACTGTTGCACTGCTAATAAAAATTTCGTCATTTTCACTTTTTACTTCAAATAGACTACCAAAATTTTGACTTGCATCTCTTGGCACTATGACAATACTAACAACATCAGGTGCTAATTGTTTCATAATATACGAAGACAATTCGCTAAAATAAAACGTTTCTCCAAAGTCCCAATTATCTAATGCAAAATATTCATTGATTGCTGTTATCACTTTTGATTTAATCTCATTGTCACTGACTACTCTGTTTTCGTTTTTAACTATTTTAAACACTGCTTGTAAATCTAAATCGCTATTACTTCCGAATAATGTTTTATATTTTACTGGATGATAAATTACTTCATCACTAATACTTTTTACTTTATTAATTTCTGCACCATATGCTTTATATAGCTGATCGCTGCTTGGCGGTAATGGTCTTGTTGCCACTATGTTGTTAATAAACTGTCTAAAATTAGTGTCGTACGACTTTGTTAAAATGTATGTGTCAATAATATTTGTACTGCTAGGATCAATACGAGAATTTTCATCAGCAGCATGTACATATTGGAATTTGATTTTGTCTCTTCCAATATAAGCATTATAATTGTATACTTCGGTTAATGATCTATTAGAACTATCAAGTTTTTTAAATACATCATCTGCTACAAAATAAAATATAGGATTATTTTCTGCTAACAGATTTGGTGATTCGCTAACATTAATAGTTTGTATATTCTCAACCTCGTGGTTGACGTAAACATAAAATTCGTTATTGTTTATTACAGATTTTTTAGTAAAAATGTAATTTGTATTATCTACTATTTCATTAAACAAATCTGGGTTATCTATAATACCGTCGTCGTCATTATCGTAGAATGTTACTTCAACTTTTTTACTGTCAACGTAGCCGCCTGCATCTCTGTACTCTTTAGAAATTTCCCAATCAAAGTCAACTGTAAATGGACTTGTTCCTTGTCCGGCATTAATATTGTTGTTGATATTTAAAACACGAAGTTTATCTTTTACAATTTCACCTGTTTTGCTATCATATATTTTTTTACTACCATCAAAATAAAATCTAACTTCTGCATCACTTTCAAACACATAACGTAATGTTCTGTGTGTAATATTGTAGGATACGCCGTCAGTTTCAAATAACAATAACCAACTGCTATCAATCTGCTGTCCTGACGCGTCTCCTGCTAATCCTAAACTAAAATTAGAATTTACATCAAGATCTTCTTGCAGAATAATATTCCACTGTCTTAGTTCTCTATCATAACGTAACCCAAAACTTCTATAAGCAAATACATTGTCAATGATTTGAGTTTGTACATCTGATATTAAATCTCTAACAAATCTAGGCTTAATAAATTGTAAAATAGAATTAGAAGGAATAATATCATTGAATGTTATTGGACCAGACCCGTCTGTGTTTAGTTCTTGGCCTGTGCCAACTGTACTAATTACCTTGGTCCACAGGTAGCTTGTTTCTCCCTTAACGCCAGATGACAACACTAGACGATCGTTTAAAAATGCATATCCTGCAGGAGCTATAAACTTAACCAAGGCACCAGTTTCTAAGAATCGCAAAGGACCTTCTGTAAAGCTACCTACTGTATAATAGATATTATTTTCATCATATACTCTACCAGTACTCCTGTTAGTGTCCGAGGTTGATTGTTCCCAACGTAAATTAAGTTCAGAATAATCTTGATTTGGATATTCGTTTAGATAAAAGTTCTTTGTACCGATATTTTCTAACAACGGAATGATTGTATTGAAAATAGTTTTTGAAATATCAGTTCTTGTAATAAACTTAAAATTTGTTAGTTTATTCAAGTATTCCTTATATATTACGCCGTCGGTTCCAAATATATTTGTTTTACTGTATTTTCCAGTAGCATCTAAAATATCGTAATATCTACTAATTCCGCTAGCTGTTCTATTGACACTTTTTGTTTTGATAATTTCTTGGCTAATACCTAGTGGACCTAAATTATAATCTTCGGCTGTAATAAGTCTATTTTGAGTATAATATGTACTAGGAGCATTTGTTTTAATACTATCTGTTGATTCGGTTGCACTGGCATTGTCAACTGGAGTTTTTAAATCCATACTTATTGTAAGTGTTTCTGTTTTGCCGGCTTTACTTAGATAAGGCACACGCACACTTATTCCTTGCATACTTGCAGGAGTTATAGTATAATCAGCATTAGCACTTGTTCGGTAATAAACTCTAAACGACCCCTTTGGCAATTCGCCAAATATTCCATCACTAAAAATTAAACTAATTCTGTCTTGTGTTCTTGTTAACACACTGTAAATATTTCTAATGTTTTTGCTGATACTGTTATAAACAATATTGTTACCTTCAACACTGTCAACCTTTGTCCACAATTCCTCTTCAATATTATCTGAATTGAGTTTGTATAACCAAACATCACTGTTGTTTATGTCTGATATATTGATTTCAATTTTTTGATTTGGCACTGGAGAATCGACAATAAAGTCACCTTTTTGAATATTGCCTTGTCTAAAGTGTGCAAAGAATCCAGTGTTAGAACTGCCAGCGCCCTGGCCGTTGTCTCTGTAAATGAATCCAAATTGACTACCTGGCAACGGTGCTTCTTCAACAATATCGCCGGCGCTGATACCAGTGCTGACAATTTCAAAATTTAATGTTTTACTGTTTATTGGTTTTGTGAATGTAAAAATACTACTTTTATCAGTTAAGTTGTTTAGTCTGTATTGTTCAGTTGCAATACCATCTACATTTTCTAATTTAATAGGGCGTCCTATCCGATTGTTTATAGGAAGACTTGCATTTAAAATTTTAGTAAATTGCTCAAACCAATCCGAATTAGTAGTGTCATTCCATGTGATATTTCTGTTGGCTAAATTAACGCCATTGCTGTCTATAATTTGTTCTGTTGTTTTTACACCAGTAAACTTTAACAATCCGTTTGCAGCTTGATTTCTTGTAACATTATAAGATACCAACCGAGCAAGACGAAGAACGCTTTCTCTGCGCTCTGCTAATTCAAGAAAATTTTCTCTTGCATTTAAATCAATACGAAAACTAATATTTTGTCCAAGAAATGCAATCATATCAATTAGCGCAAGATATTCGCTTGACTCAATATAGTCATTGAAATCTTCTGGGTAATTGGTACGCAGATACTCGATCATTGTACGACGAAGATTGTCAAAATCGTAGCTTTTGAAATCTGCATACTTAAAACTCTGATAGATTGTTTTCCAATCTTCAGCTAATAACAGTCTATTTTGTCTATCAGTAGATGACATGCGCACTTCCTCAGTTTATCTAATATTTATCATATTTAAAAAGTGCGTATATTAAATCAAGCCGTTTTTTTGGTCAAAATTAAACTGTAGCTTTTCGCTGATGCTGTATTCTAGATAAGTTAAATCGCATTCAATTTGTATGCCACTTTCGTAACTACTAACTGAAACGTTATTAACTCTTACACGCGGTTCGTGTACAGTAATAATCTGTGTTACATTTTGAACAATAACATCTTTGAGATTATCAGTCAACGGATCGTACAATACATCCCATATGATTGTTCCAAATCCTGGGTTTTCTAATTTTTCGCCTAGTCGTATATGAAAATGATTTACAATGTCTTGTTTGATCAGTGCAAGATCATACAGTTTAAATTCTTTGCTGTCGGGGTTTACTGTGCTGATGCCACGATAAGTTCCTTGAGTTACAGGAGGTGCTTCTCTTTTGAGAGATTGTATTTTTAAGTTCTTGTATAGATTTTTTTCTAAGCTACTCATACCGTATTTACCTATTTTCCTGTTCGACGAGGTGCCGAGAGATCGCTAACTACTCTGCGTATACCTGCTCCAAATCCTTCTTGTCTAAAAGTTTCAATAGGTGCTTGGCGATTCAAATCTAAATAACTACCTGCTGGTGGCGGGGGTCTATCCGCACTGTCTTGCAATGCTTGTCTGGCATTATAAATCAAAGTATCAGTGGCAATATTATTAGTTACAGCCGGAATTCCTGTGTCGTTTCCTGCTGCATCCACGTATGTCACAGCTATAGGACTTAGAGGGGCAACTCCCGGTAATGCAGCACTTGTAGGAAGTACCGCAGGCTGTTGCCACAACGGAATATTTTGAGAATCTGGTATTGTCCAATTTCTTCTAACATGAACTACGTAAAATCTTGGATCAGTTACACTAAACGGCATTTGTGTGACCTTAACGGTTTCAGCCTGATCGCCTCCTACTATTTCTAACAGTTGTGTTGTTTGATTGTATCCTTTAACAAAGCCGATGTGCTGTATATTTGCGTTGCTATTAAAAATTACAATATCCCATTTTCGAACTTTGAGCAGGGGTCCTCTTCGAAAATCTATTGGATTTCCGTAAGATCGATATGCTATAGGTGACATAGTTTGCAAAGAGGTCATTCCACTTTTACTCAGTATATAAGTTGCATAGGCGGCGGCCCAACTGTACTGTCCTGTTCCGCCATCTCTTGTAAATGCGCGGCCTGCTAAATTGTATGCAGCAATAATGTTAGGATTTCCAGGATCAGAATTTTTTGTTCTCCAATCTTCACGAAGTGTTTTATTGATCATAAAATCCAAGGCTTGCCACGATCCTGCTGCCAATCCTGCTTCTAGTACTGCATCGTCTGGAGTGGTTGACCCTACTTCTCTAATAATGTACGGAGTAGCGCCTGCGCCGCCTGCGGCTGCTCGAAATCCAAATCCTGTGCTACCGTTGTTGGCCAAATCAGGAACAATAAAATTACTAGGAGCAGTATTGGTGTTGATCAAATCCTCCAATGCCTTGGTAGCGGCGCCTGCTGCAACTGCTATACCGCCAATGCGTGCTAGTGTGTTGGTAACTCCGAGTATTCTATCAAATAATGATTTCTTTGTATCAGCGCCGCTGGGTTGCAACACTGTACTATCAGTACTATCATCGGGTATTATAGTGCTATCCTCAGCCATTATCCTCTCACCAATCTATTCCATTCAGCGCATACTGGATTTACTAACCATGCGTATTCTCTTCTCAATTCTATTTTTTCATCTTCAGATATGGCATTGGAGTTACTCCAATGCCATATCGAAAGTATGGTTGGGTTCCACCCTACAATTTCACTGTTTGATACAGTAGGATCTAGCTCAAACCCAGGAACATCTCTGTATCTTGATGAATCAGCAATAATCTGACCTAACATATCTACGTGAATTCCAGATATTTGCATATATTCTGTAGCATGGCCGATACCTCTGCCGCCGTGTTTTACAAATGCAGCACAAAATGCTGCAATTTTTCCGCGGCCGTAGTTTGAAGTATTAACTATTAATTCTTCTGTGCCGTTTCGCTTGACAAATAATCTAATATCGGCAGCCAATCCTGTGTCGTGTCGTTCGGTTCCAATGCGCCAACTAGCGCCGTTAGGACGAGTAGCCCATTCGCTGTTAATTAATTTTTGCCATTTTCCGTTTTCGTATCTCATATCAGTTCTAGGAAGACGTGTTCCCCAATCAGACAGCGGTATTTCTCTTGTAAGATCAATTTGTCTTACTGGTTCGTTAGCCGCAGAGAAATATTCAATACGAGTTATTCCAGCATCTCTTGCTGCTTTGTTTATTGCCGAGATTAATGCCCTGTTCAACAGATTTAAACGAACTGCAATTATTCCACGTTCAACAACATGTGGAACATTACTCGAAGAATCATCAACTGGGTCTCCAGGCACAGATGCAGTGATTGGGGCTGTACCATTTGATGTATTAGGATCGGTAATAGGATTAGTTGAGTACCCTCGTGCCCATGCTTGATATAAAGAAACTGCTGAGGCTTCTCTTTCAGGAATTAAAGCGCCGCCTGAACGCAAGAAACTTGATTCAAACGCTCTTGCAACTGCTCGAGCATCTGCATTTGCATTACCTGTATCAACAGTTTTAACATAATCACTGAGATTTATTCTACCTTGACTTTTTATTGCGTACTTTATAGTACCATTGTTCATTTCCCATTCCACCGCATCTAATTGTTCAACTAGAGTAGCAATTGATGGTGCAACCTTTGTGTCGGCGCCAGCTGACCAGGGTAAACTAGAAAAACTTTGAGTTGGTAGTCTTTCAGTTCTTAATCTTGTGTAATTTTCTGCATTAACATTTGTCTCTGGTTGTGAAAGAATAGGCTTGCCAAGATACCTTTCCACAAGTGTAAGACGGCCGCCAGCTTCTCTCCATAGCACAATACCTCTTGCTCCAAGGTTGTCACCACCTACCACTACACCGTTGCTTCTACTACCAGGCGCCCGCCAGGCACCCGGTTCTAATAAATTTCCTGATTCTTTGACCATTGCTCCGACAATACCTGCTGCTTGCCATTCTTTGTATCCTTTGTTAATAAAGAATTGCATTGCTTCCTTGGCAGGATCTGTAAACGTATTAAGATTTACAGTATTCCCATTACGGTCAGTTGCTGTTGTTTCTTCTGTTTCGCCATCTCCTGATACTGAATCATTTCTTCCAGCAGTGGATGACTGAGACGATGCCGGTATAGTAGATGATCTAAAAAAAGAAAACGGATCAGGTGTAGGTGTTACATAAGAATCTGTTGATTCGTCGCCTGCTCTAATATTACTATAACTTGCAGGATTAAAATTTTCATGCTGGAACCATGGCTCATGTTGAGGAACTCTTGGTGCAACTGCTGCTGGTGCTGCTGTAGTAGGATCTGGTCCTACTGTTGCTTCAGGAGGCGATGGATTTTCTGCAAACACTGCAATAGTCGCAGGAGCAGCAATTCCTGGATCGTGCAAACTATAAGAAGGCGTCGAAGCCGAGGCGCCTCCTGATCCAGTGTTTGATCTTATGAAATTAAGTTCTGCACTGGGTGCAGCAATAGATCCTGCTTTAATTGATAACGGTGTTGCAATATTTCCAGAAAACTGTAATGTTGAGGAATCAACACTTACGTTTGTGCTACCGACTTCGAATGTGCCGCTGGTTTTTAATTTAAGAGTACCATCTGCACTTGCAATCATTTGGCCTTTTGTTTGCATATCAATTGATCCAAACGCTTCGAGTTTAAATGCTGCTGTATACAAGTCAATGCCTGCGCCACCAGTCAAATATACGTTGTTTCCTGCAATTATGTTTGCAACAGATGTATCAACAAAATATTGTTCTGATTTGTTGTGAATTTCAGGTGAAGCTAATTCTATTGTGTCGCCACCTGTTATCTGTATCGAATCTGTTCCTGCCATTCTTACTGAGCCGCTTTGTGCTAGTATATTAACACTTGCATATGAATCTAATTCAATACCTGTTGCACCTGTAAGATTAAGTGTTCCGCTGGTTGCTGTTGCAGAAAAATCAGAACTAGCTCTCATTGCAATAAAGTCTCCAGCAGTTACACTAAAATCATCGCTGGCATTGGATGCAATATACGTACCGGCGGTGTTGTCTATACTATTACCGGCCGTAGATTTGATACTTTTTGTTGCATTTAAGTTTATATTGCCACCAGAAGTTAAATTAATATTGCTGTCAGCTGTAACATTGAATTCACCTTCGGTATGCATACTGATACTGTCTTGTGCATAAATGTCAATTTTTCCATTTGATGTTAATTCTATCCATGCGGTACCTCTACTATTTGAAATATAAATTAAATCTTCGGTGTTGTGTAATAATATTTGATGACCTGTTCTAGTACGAATTCTAAACAATTCGTTGGCCGGAAGTGTTCTCATCTCTTCAGAAACTGGCTCGTCTGTATTTTCAATGTCAACATATTCAGCTGGTGTTTCGCTGGGATGTCCTCTCCTCAATATATTAGCATCACCATCATCCATTACGATGCTGTGACCGCCTAGGCGTTGACTAAAAATTTGCATGTTGTGATCATCTGTGCCAGCAACAAGCCCTTTGGCGCCAGCACGTTTGTCCAACGGGCCAGGAGTGTTTATTCCAAACACAGCACTAGGTACTTCTCGTCTTGCGCTACTGGTGGTTAGTCCTCTAGTATCATCTTCAAGTAATCCTGCTTCTGTTAGCCTATCAACAAAATCGTTGTTTACAGGTTTTTGATAGGTTGTAGGACTGGTATTTCCGTTGGTTGCAGTTATCCGTTTGTTGTATTCTCCTACAGGAAGTTTTTTTCCAACTTGATTTGTGCCACTTCCAGGAGTAACCAAGGTAGTTGCTGCTCTGCCATCAGGAACCATAAAGTTCATGTAATCGTCAGGAACACAAGCAAACCAAAAACATATATCTGCGCGACCTTCGACAAACGTAACCAATACTCGTGTGCCTACATCAGGAGGCACAGCCCAAAAACCGTAACTTTGTTGTGTTTCTCGGTAATCGTCATTGGCTCCTAATGCTCTAAAACTGGTAACACCATAGAATGGACTTGCATAAAATGCTGTGAGCAAATTTTGATCATCAGTTGGATTGTTACCAGCTGTCATTGTTCGATCTAGACGAACTTTTAAAGATCCCATAAACTTAGTATCAAGGTGAGAAACAACTGTAGCAATATACGGGCCAGGATCTCGACGGTCACCTAAGTCACTACGAGATCTTCCGTCTTGTCCATTCATTTGTGCTCTGTTTGGGGCTCTCATAAATTATTCCTTATATATCGCATATACTGCTTGGTGAAGCGCCAGGTCTTGGAGGCTGAGCTCCAGGTGATGCTGTGGTGGGTGCTGTTGTTGTTGTGCCGGACACTGGCGTCAATGGATTACGAATAGCATTATCTCCAAACAATCTTGTTGCTCTCGGCGTTGTAGTTGTTATTCTGTCAAATGGATTGGTGTCGGCATTAAAATCTACTGCTTCTAATCCTTGTCTAAGCTGTGATATCTGTTGTCCTAATGCTCCTACTTGCCCAAATACAGCTTCCAGCCCAGCCAATCTTTCCACTGCGTTGTTGTAATCTCCATTTAACAAACTAGATATGTTTTCACCAATTGCAGTAATACCTAAAAGTGAATCTGCAACAGGGGCAGCTTCTGCCATAAAGTTGTTGATAGATTTAGAAACTTCGTTGGCTCCAACTACTCCTGCAAACTTGCTCAATGCCCCCAACACGTTAAAGAAGTTGTCAATTACTCGTTTAACTTTGCTTAATGTGCTTTTGTCAGGATTTGGTTGTCTTGTCAACGTTAAGGTTTGCGTAAATCTTCCATTAGAAAACGTACTTAACACAGTGTCCACCTTATAAATTCCAGTAACTGTATCAGCAGGATTTGGTAATAAAAGATTATCGCTGTTGCTGTAATCCACTGGAGTATTAAACTTGACCAAAACAAATACTTCAGCACGCTGAAAATCTGCCTTTAGATCGCTGTTGATGTTGGGACTGAGAGGGTTTGCTACATAATTGCCCGAATCGCTATCATTTAGATAATACGGATCTCCTATAATAGTAAGTTCTAGCTTTGTTAGTGCACCGCCAGCCAACAGTGCTTGTCTAAAAATAAATGCAGTTCGTGTTTTGTTGTTTTCATTGAAGTTACCGCCGGCTAATCTGTATATGTTGGTTATCTCTGTGAGTGAGCCTCGTATTTCTGCTACTCCACTTTCCAAGTCTTGAGCTAAGTCTTGAATAGTTTGATTTAGCCCTGTGGTGGTTGTGGGTCTTGCCACTGCTGGGCCACCGACTGAGATGTCATGTAGCCCCAGTTGACCTTTGTCTGCCTGTATCATTGTGGTGTAGGTGGTATCAAATGTTAATTCAAAATCCAATACGTCTCTGTTTAATCCTGTGTAAACATAGTTGTATGCTTTTACGCAATCGTCAACATTTGATTCGTAATTGTTTGTAGCATTTGGAAGACTAAAATTTGAATTGTGTACAAAATAGGGATACACTTCGTAAACAAATCTACGTGCTATTTTTCCTGTAAGTGCTAATTCAGCAGTTGACAAGATGTATGTTCGAGGATGAACTCTAAACGATTGATTATATCCAGCAGCATCAGTTGGTTGCCTTACTAGATTTTGCCCCCAGGTGCTTAGATATATTACAGTTTCGATAATTTCATAAATCGTAGTTCCTTGTTTAAATGTAAAAACTCGATCAGCAGAATTGAATACAGCCATTTCGTTTCGCTTGATAATCCCATCTTCAGTTGACCAAACAACATTTTCAAGGGCAAAAGGTATATCACCAAAATCGTTAAAATCTTCAATGATCGGGGCGCTGGCAATTTCGTTTCCAATTTGACTTATTCCACTGATACTTAAATTTTGAGCAAAGCTGCTAATAGATTCGCCGAGATTATTAAACACGCTGCTAACCACTGGTACAGCCCCTCGAACATCATCAATGTTTAATCCAGCAGTTCCGCCTGCATCTATTCGTTGTCTTGCGGCATCTGTTTGCCGCGCTTGTTGTCCTATATTTGAAAGTGCAGTACCAAAATTGCCCAACGCTGTACCAACTGTATTAACTGAACTAACTGCCGAATTGATTTTATTAAATGTACCTTGAATTTTTCCCAAGGCGCCGCCAAATGCACTTTGCGTTGCTCCATCTGCTCCAATATCAAAAGGAAAGTCAATTTGAAAAACGTTGGGTACCAGCCTGTTTCCTAGTATTCCTTCTCGTGTTTCGTAAGTGTTTAGTAATGTTGCCAAACTGTTCGGACCGTAACTCAATACCTCACCTACTGTAGATCCTTGCAGTCTTATATCTTGCTTTAGTTCTGTTATACTGTCCATAGATGCATTATGATTCCACGGAGTTGCAATACAGTCATAATAAGATCCTGATGCTGTGACTCTCATTGTTACAGTTGCTATTGTTATAAGAAAATTATCAGTTTTTGTTTGTGAATATGTTCCATCCTGTAGTTGGCCTTTGAAGCTTACTGACAGCATAAATGGTGCTTGTGTATAATTTGAAAATCCTGCTTTTTTAGCAGCAACAGCAATACTTTGCATAAAAAGCCCTAAACTATAAGGCTCTTGAATTGTAAAACTTATTGTTTTTACCCCAGTAACAGGTGATTGTGTAGTAGGAATAACTGTATTTAGAAACTCTACATCTTCTATGTAAAATTCCACATTTGTTTTACGCTTGTCTTCGGCATCTGTTGTAACTGTTTTTCTGTTTCCGAGTCCGCCTGATGACGCAATGGGTAATTTTCCTGTTTTTCCTTTGTACAATTTTGGATCGTTTGTTTCGCCAGGGTACATTGCACTCAATGTCCATGCATAATTGTGCGTTGCAAAATCATGAAGTTCATTTTTTAAAAGAGGCATATTATACTCCTATTGATGCAGTTAATGTTGACTGTTTTGGTAGATATATTTTTGTTCCTGCTACAAAATCAAACACAGGATCTTTTAACACCTCGTTGTTTCTCATAGCAAACACCCACCAGAGCTTTGGACTACCATACAAGTCAAACGCAAGCAGGTCGGGTCTATAGGTGTATTGAGGTTTTATTTCATAAAGTATATCGTTAGGATCAATTGGTATAAATTGCTTTTGCATAAAGTCTAGATACTGACCGTTTCGAATTTGTGTTGTTGCCCATGGGCTATTTGATGCATATTTTGCCATTATATTATTCCTTGGCCGCTACCGATATATCCGCCCTGTACAAATGTATCAAGGCTAAATCTTCGTGTTGTGTCTCTGCTGTATGTTGGAGACACTGTAACGTTTATTCTGCTCATTGTTGGAACATAACTGTATCCTCCAGGAACATTTACTCTCGCTAGTTCAGGAGTCATTGACAAATCAGATGAACTAGAAATCGGTACTTGAATGTAATCAACATCGCTGGGTAGGTCCAATGTAAATAATTTAACCACACAAGGTACTCGATCAAAAACAAAATCTCCGTACCCGCTCAAATGTATCAGCGGCGGAGGGGCACCAGTGTTACTACTGTTTCCGTAAAACATTTTTGTAACGCTTCTTAAAAAATGAACAGTGGCTAGCCAATACCTGCCGTCTGCTTCATTTTCTACAGGAAACTCACCTGTGATAGTAATGTCCTCAACTGTGCTATTTTGATATATTGGATGCGAATAGTTACTGTGCGTCGGAGACATAGCACTATAATTGGCAGAATGAGAAACTAATATCTGCGGAGTTGTGGGGAACACCATGCTATTGCTTGAATCATACAACGGTTGTAAAATAGGAGAACTTGCAAAGCTAGAAATACTAGTAGGCAGGTGCAATCGAACACGCCAGTCTGTTCCTGAAGACTCTGCTCCTTCGTTCCAAGCAATTGGTGTATAACTTTCATAATTTTCTTCAGCGCCTGCTGGCAATGAACCTAGTCGTGCCAAGGACGATATTCCAAGCGCACTTCCTAGTCCTCCTAATGCACCTAAGACGCCCATGCCTGCGCCTACAGCTCGTTGTGCTTGTGATGCAGTGCTGTTAACTGTTTTTAAAAAATCACTAAATCCTCTGGTGTTTACTTCAGCCATAATACAATTCTCCTATAGTATTTAGTTGACAAAATTAACTGCATATATTATTATATTAGTAACCCTAGGAGATAAAATGGTAAAACGAGTAAATTATTTAAACAACAAAGACATGCTTGCAGAAATACACAAATCAAAAAACACATTTGGTAGTTTTGTCGATCCTGAATATGCCACATATGATATTATTTTAGATGATATTAGCAAAATTAATATAAGAACTATTGCTGAAGCAAAACGAAACAAAGCAAAAAAGTTGTCCACTGAGGCATACGAAGCTTCAAAGAATGCAGGCAACCGACTTAAACTATCAGAATGCGAAGTTGATTATAAAACTATCGAAAAAACTGAACTTATTTTTAGGATTATAACATTTGATCATATTCCTGACGAACCTGGACGTAAAAAAACTCCTAAAACTGTTGCTGATCATAAAGTAAAACTAAATTTTCCTCCATATCAACATTATAAGTTTGACGAAAACAATAATCTCGTTTGTGTGGGGAAAAGTCATTGGACTGGCGGTATGGAAAACGGATATTTTAGCTTAGATCACGGACGGGCCACAAACAAACTTGCACTAATGTGGATGAAATTAGTTGATCGCTATGCTACTCGTGGTAATGTTCGTGGTTACACATACAATGACGAAATGAAAGGACAAGCTATACTTCAACTGTCGCAAATCGGGTTGCAATTTGATGAGTTAAAAAGTCAAAATCCGTTTGCATACTATACAGCGGCAGTTACGAACTCGTTTGTTCGTGTAATCAACTTAGAAAAGCGTAATCAGAACATACGTGACGATATTCTTGAGATGAATGACCTAAATCCAAGTCATACTAGACAGATGCAAGGCGAATTTGAAGCTGGACAAGCTAGATTCAAAAAAGATCACGAATAAGTCGTTGACATTGATACATATTTTAGTTATAATGTAGTTCTACATGGAGAAATTTATATTGTTTAAAAAAGCAGCGGTGTTTACCGACATACATTTTGGTATGAAAGGTAATAGCAAAGTACACAACCAAGATTGTGAAGATTTTGTTGATTGGTATATCCAAACTGCAAAAGAACACGGGTGCGAAACTGGTATTTTTTGCGGAGACTGGAATCATAACAGAAATAGTTTAAATCTTACAACAATGGACTCGGGTATCCGCAGCTTAGAAAAACTTGGTTCTGCTTTTGAAAACTTTTATATGTTTGCTGGTAACCACGATCTGTATTACAAAGACAAGCGCGACATTAAATCAACAGAATTTGCTAGGCATATTCCTGGTATCACTGTTATTGATCAAATGATAGTACAAGACGATGTTGCATTAATTCCTTGGTTAGTAGGAGACGAATGGAAAAAAATTCCAAGTATGAAAGCAAAATATTTATTTGGACATTTTGAACTGCCTAGCTTTTATATGAATGCCATGGTACAAATGCCCGACCACGGAGAGCTCAAGAGCGAACATTTTATTAATCAAGAGTATGTATTTTCAGGACACTTTCACAAACGTCAAAAACAAGGTAAGATACATTACATCGGTAATACATTTCCGCACAATTATGCCGATACTTGGGACGATGCACGTGGTATGATGATACTAGATCGTGAAAATGATCTAGAACCCCAGTATGTTAACTGGCCAGATTGTCCTAAATACCGTACTATTAAACTAAGCCAGTTGATCGACGAAGCAGATACTATTATCAAGAGTAAAATGTATCTTAGAGTATCACTAGACTGTCCTATTAGCTATGAAGAAGCTAGTTTTGTTAAAGAAACATTTATACAGCAATACAATTGTAGAGAAATTGTATTGATACCCGAGAAACAACTAGAAGACCTCAACACCCAATTAGATATTGCACAATTTGAAAGTGTAGACCAAATAGTCAGTAACGAAATTTTAGCTATTGACAGTAAAAACTATAATAAAAATCTGCTTTTAAGCATATATGGTGAACTATAACTATAATGATAAAGATCAAGGATTTAACCGTTAAAAATTTTATGAGTGTAGGTAATGTTACTCAGGCAGTAGACTTTAATCGAGAACAACTTACCCTTGTATTAGGAGAGAACCTGGACCAAGGCGGAGACGATACAGGATCACGCAATGGCACTGGTAAGACTACTATTATCAATGCATTATCGTACGCATTATATGGTCAAGCACTCACAAACATCAAAAGAAACAACTTGATCAACAAAACCAATTCAAAAGGCATGTTGGTTACTCTTAATTTTGAAAGAGATGGCAACAATTATAGGGTAGAGCGTGGAAGATCGCCTAATATTCTTAAATTTTATATAAACGATCAAGAACAAACCGATACTCTAGAAGATAACAGCCAAGGCGATAGCAGGAAAACACAAGAAGCTATTAGCGAACTGTTGGACATGAGCCATAATATGTTTAAACATATTGTTGCTTTAAATACCTACACAGAACCTTTTTTGAGTATGCGTACCAATGATCAAAGAGAAATTATCGAACAATTACTAGGTATTACAATTCTTTCTGAGAAAGCAGATGCTCTCAAAGAACAATTAAGACAAACCAAAGATAGTATTACCGAAGAAACATTGAAAATTAATGCTATTCAAACCAGTAACGAAAAGATCAAACAGAGTATTGAAACACTGATTAGTCGACAACGTGCATGGAAAAACAAACATGCACAAGATATACAACGTTTACAGAATAATATTGCAGAATTAGAGAAACTGGATATTGATTTTGAGTTGGATGCCCACGACAAGTTGTTGAGCTGGAATGAGTTTAATAATAAAATAACTGCCTTAAACAAAGAAAAAAGCACATTAGAGTCTGCACTACTACGAGCCACTGCTAGTGTTGATAAGGCAGTTAAAGACATCTCAAATTTAGATGATGCAACATGTTATACATGCGGACAACCGCTGCACGAAGACAAAAAAGCCGAAATTCAAACTAAAAAAGACAAAGAATTGCAAGATGCAACTGCATATCAAGAAGAAGTTGCAAACAAATTAATTAATGTTATGAAAGAGCTGTCTGAAATAGGAGATATCAACGGAAAGCCAAATACTTTCTACGAAAGTGCAAAAGAAGCATACGAACATCGTAACAATGTTGATAACCTTAAGGCAACACTAAGAAATAAACAAGAAGAAGATGATCCTTATCAAGCACAGGTCGATGATCTCAACGAAACTGCTATGCAAACTATTGATTGGGAGATTGTAAATCAGTTAAACGGATTAAAAGACCATCAGGACTTCTTATTGAAGCTGCTAACCAACAAAGACAGCTTCATACGCAAGAAGATTATTGATCAAAACTTGATGTATCTTAACAACAGACTCACATATTACCTTGACAAACTAGGACTGCCTCACCAAGTTCGATTTCAAAACGATTTGAACGTTGAGATCACACAGCTGGGTCAAGACCTTGACTTTGATAACTTGAGTAGAGGTGAACGAAACAGACTAATACTCGGTCTAAGTTTTGCTTTCCGTGACGTTTGGGAAAGCCTTTACCAAGGTGTTAACTTGTTGTTTATTGACGAACTTATCGACTCAGGCATGGACACTGCTGGCGTTGAGAATTCGTTAGCAGTTCTTAAAAAGATGGCAAGAGAACGCAATAAAAATATTTTCTTAATCAGCCACAAAGACGAATTAGTCGGAAGAGTTAATAATGTAATGAAAGTTATAAAGGAAAATGGCTTTACCAACTACGAAAACGATATTGAAATTATAGAATGATAGAAAACGATACACACGACAAGCTAATACTAGCAGTGTTGGAATATTTTGCATTAAATGAAATATTCCAACAGCGGCCTGCGGAACTAAAACGCCGAAGGGTTAGAAAGAAACTAGGAGAGATTAGAGATTTATCCAAACTTAGGCGCATCGAAATATTAGAAGAACACATTAGGCATGTAGAAGACGGCAGAAAAAATAATAATCCAAAAGAGGCACGCAAGGCAAATCCTAAAAATAACTAATGTATGAGCTGGACTTATCAAGGAAAAGAAGTTACCGAGATACCTCAGGGTGTTGAAGGTTTCGTATATTTGATAACCAATCTTACCAATGATAAGAAATATATAGGCAAAAAATTAGCCAAGTTTAAAACTAGCAAGCCACCACTCAAAGGCAAAAAAAATAAAAGGCGCGGAACACAGGAAAGTGACTGGAGAACCTATTGGGGATCATCAGATCATTTGAACGCAGATATTGCTGCATTAGGCGAAGACAAATTTACTAGAGAAATATTATATTTTTGTCCCAGTAGAGGCATACTTAGCTATATGGAAGCCAAAGAACAATTTGATAGGCGAGTTTTAGAATCTGACGAATACTATAATGGTATTATTAACGTTAGAGTAGGCAGTTCAAAAATATTACAAGAACATTTAAAAAATTTAAAGGCTATATAGGACTCTGTAAAAATCCAAGAATCAGCCGAGGTAATGCTCGTAGCCGGTGGTGTGGATCGTCCAAAGGTAAGAACTAACTTAAGGTTTAAATGATACGGGCTCTGAGAAAAAGCAACCCGTAGGTAAGTGATTTCGCTTGATAGGGATCAACTGCCTTCCGTTGATAAGACGAAGCTAGAGTAAGGGGTACAGGTCAACCGCCTCTGTTAAAATGTATTATACATTTTAAATCTCTTTTATTAAGTGTGATGAGAGCAACTCGAATAATGTTCAAAGTCACTTCGTCCTTGAGCGGGCGAAGTATGACTACACAATCTGAATAATATTAAATGCATATGCCTACAGCATATGCTCAAGTGCTATACTAACTAAGTAATCTTAGTTCATCTAAATTAAATAAAACGTGTTGAGCGATAGCGATAACACAGTTGAACAAAGTTCAACTCATAAGTATAAATAACAATATAACTTGAGCAGTGAGTATGAACTAATGAAAATCGATGATCTAAATGAAAACTTTGAACTTGATGAACTTAATCTTGGATTAACTCGCAAAGGTCGTGAAATCAAAAGAGCAAACAAAGTAGCCAAAGGAGACATCAAAGACGAGATACGTCAGATGGAAGTTGAGCTTGCTGTATGGATGAAGCAAAGCGGAATCAAACGTCTTACTGCTGACGATTTACAAAATTATTTTGGTCAAAAAGGATTAGGAGACACTGCTCGTCCGATTATCATTGGATTTGCTACCAAGTCAGGTAAAAAAACAGCCAAGACTGCTGCTGCTCGCAGCAGTGCTGGATTAACACGTCAACAGCCGCCTCCACTGGCTACACCCAAACCTGCTACTGCTCCTGCGTTTAAATCCAACAGACGACCAAACTTAAAAGTGGTCAACAGTATGTATGAAGCCGAAGGTGCAGATGCGTTAACTCGTAGAGAAGTTAGAACCATTGTACAACAAGTCATTAGAGCTGCATACAAAGGCAGTGCTGGATTTGGTCAAAGTAGATTTGCAGCTAAGAAAACAAAATAATTATTACCAGAATGGCTGATTTGTTTTCTTAGCTGTTTCTAAATTTTCTTCTATGAGTTTGAACATGACTTCACGATCTTCTGGCGAAGTGTCGTATGCTTCTGTTAAACTTAGTCCGCCGCGCATGTACCAACATAACTTTGACAATTCAAACTTAATTCTTTTGGATTCATTTTCTAGGATCTCAACCTCTTCGAGGATTTTTTCAACGGGCCAAGTTAAGATCCTCAGGCGAAAAAATTTGATTGATCAAATGTAATTGGAATCTCCATAGTCTCTGGAGCACCTTTGGCAACATCTTCTTCAAATAATTTCACAGTAAAGGGCTTGATTGAAAATCTTTTTCTTTGTTCTCCAATGTGGTCGATTACACTTTTGAAAACATCTTTGTCTGCATTTGCAAAAAATTCTATAATGTGATCAGTATCAGTTACGGGTTCCTCCCCGTCAAAAATCACACACTTTACGCTTTTTACAATACTACTGATGTTCAAATCAGTCAATCTATTGAAGGCTTCATTGAATTTTGAAAGTTTTTCTTCTTCTGTGAGTTCGTCGCTGTTGATGATTTTAAACATTCGTTGCTCTTCAAATGTTTTCATAGCAGATTCAGTAAACTCTCGATAGGTCAATGGAGAAATCTCAACACTGAATCCATTTAGCTTGATGATGTTTTCAAATTTTTCAGCCAACAGATTATCTAGTACACTGCGCAGATCGATTTCGTAAGAACGTTCTTCGTTGATCGTAGGAACCTTAACTTCGATCTCCATTTTTTCTCCGTAGGTTGCCATTCTTATTGCAACCAATATGGCATCTATGTCAATGCTGGGTATGTGCCATGCATTTTTGATATTTGGAATACAACTTTGTATAACACTCACTGTGGATTGACCGTTGAGAAGAGCATCTGGTGTTTTGAACATCAATTCGTCTTTGGCAGTCATTGCATACACAGGAAACTCTCCTGTTTCGGTTGGTTCCAAACTTCCTTGTGGATAAAACATACCACCACTAGGAAGATTTACATATAATTTGGGCTGTCTAAAATGTTTTGCCAGCGGATTTGATGATGTAGTGTTCATGTATTTTTTCTCCAGGTAAATACTTACAAGTATATATCTGAATAAATTATATACGTATTTAATTTGGAAGTTGGTCCTAATGAGTAATGTTGTTATTGATAATGTGGGTGGTATTCGTGGAGTAGCCAGTGAAGCCACCCTACAATCACTAATTGAAGCAGTAAAACAAATCAACGGTGGCGGCGCAGCAGGAAATGCCGCCGGCAATAGAACACGAGATCTTCATAATCGATCAGTTAGAAACAATTCAGCTGCAATAGATAACAACACAGGCGCTGTTAAAGATAATATCACCAAGTTAAAAGAATTTGGTAATCAATTGGTGTTTGGAGACGAACGTATTAGAGACTTTTCTGATGCAATATTTGGAAGTACTAATATTGTGTCAAGGTTTGCTGGATATGTTGACGGAGTAATTGATGACTTTAGAACATTGAGCAGTGTAGGCGCCTCTTTTAACAACAGTTTGTTTGATATGGTTACTTCCAGTGCAAATGCTGCAATGACATTCGATGGCTTCACTGATATGATAAGAAGCAACAGCACTGAATTAGCGAGATTTGCTGGCACAGTGACCAATGGTGCAAAATTTTTAGGAGAATTCAGTAGAGACATACGATTGGGAATCGGCAATGATTTTTTTGCAATGGGTATGACCATACAGGACATCAATGAAGGACTTGTTGGGTTTATGACCATTGAATCTATGAGAACTCGGAGATCTTTGCGCAACGATGCAGCCACTCAGGAAAGTGCTACAAATTATATTAGACAACTCAATTTGCTTTCAAAACTAACTGGCAAGCAAGCAAGCGCATTAGAACAAGATATAATGGCTATGCAAACTGATACCAAGACACGAAATATATTTGCAGAAATAGAAAGAACTCGTGGAGTAGCTGCACGACAAGAAGCCGAAGCAATCTATGCATTACAAAAAAATGTATTACCAGGTTTTGAAGACGCACTTTTAGATTTGTCTGATGGTGTTGCACAAAGCGACATAGGCAGAGCACTAGAAAACATGGCGCCGGGCATCACTGCCTTCCAACAAAGACTTGCACAAGGCGGCATGAGTTTGGAAGAGTATCAATCAGGCATGTCGCAGTTTGGATCTAGGATCAACGAATATGCAAGAAGCATCGACGGAGCAACACTGGATGTGTATAGACAGAGCGGAGGATTTGTAGGAGAACTAGCAAGACTTTCTGACAGTGCGTATCAATTCAACCAATTGATGTTGTTGGATCCAGCGGCTGCTCGCAGAGAACAAAATCGCAGAGATAGGCTGACTGCTACACTTGGAAAGTTTGAACAAGCTGTGATTGCGGTGAGAAGAGCCTTTTTAGACGCATTCCTCAACAGTGCCTTTGTTACAAAGCTAGGAGAGTTCGGACAAGAATTGATAGATATGTTTGATACCAGCAGCGGCAACAGTCCATTTAGTCAAGCAGGATCTGTGTTTAATCGTTTCTTTAATGGTATATTTGGCGACAACGGAATAGCAACAATAGGCCTAACTTGGCTTGCCAATTATGTAAAAAGCGGCGGTCTTGGCCGTGCTTTGAATTGGTTAGCAGAAAAAGCTACCAACATTGGCAAATGGTTCAAGGAAGTATACGAAGGTGAAAAATTTGCCAGCGCAATAAATTTTATATCTACACAAATGACAAATTTTGGTAATTGGTTCTTAGAATTTACCCAAGAAGCCAACAGAATAGGATTATGGGAAACAATTAAAAATAGTTTTATAGAAACAGCAAATTCATTAATAACAACATTTTCTGGATTGTGGAACGACCCACAAACTCAAAACAGAATTGAAACATTTTTTGATAACTTTACAGAAGCAATGGCAGATATGTGGCAAGGATCTCGAGCTCGAGAAATGATGAACAAGCTAACTATTTTTTTGCAAGATTCTCTTACTACGCTAATGGAAACACTGAATACCGGACTGCTTGGTTTGTTTATCGATGATACTGCATTGGAAGCTCGTCGACAAGAATCTCAAGACAGAAGATTTCTCTCTGGAGAAATGGATCGACAAGAAGGTAAAGACTACAGAGCCGAACTAGAAAGACAACAGGAACTATTTGAAACAGCAACCGGCCGCGCACGCCAGGGGATGACCCCAAATGCTATCGCCAGAGTAGAAAATTTACTTGCAAACGCTCCAGTATATGCCCAGGGAACCGCTGGATTTCAAAATTTTGGAAGACAGAGTTTGGCAATGCTGCATGGTAACGAAGCTGTAATTCCAAGAAATACTCCTGCAGGCGACATGCTTGCTGAATTTTATAAATCACAAAAAGCACCAACTGTCTCAGCAACTACTCCTATCACGACTAACAATCAGTCTGACTTGAATAATAAGCTAGATCAGTTAAATAACACTATGCAAACAGTAGCAGCATTGTTAGCGGAAAGTGTTGGTGTTCAACACAAGATGAGAAAAGGTATCGGTAACATGAGTACCGATCTAACGAGAGGATAACAGATGAGTTGGAAAAAGCACTTCACTCCAGTTCCAACTAGTATGAATACTTCAGGAAGCTACAGTCCTTTTAGTTTTTCTAAAGGTACTGGTCTTGGTCCAGCAGCAGCAAATTACAGTTCTCATTTGCCAGATGTATATGTTGGTTCTCCAAATCGTATAGAACGCTACGGGCAGTACAACACAATGGACAACGACAGCGAAGTCAATGCTGCTCTTGACATTCTTGCTGAATTCTGTTCACAAAAGAACAAAGAAAACAGTACTCCGTTTCAAATCAAGTTTTCAAAATCTGCAACCAATTCAGAAGTGCAAATACTCGGACAGTACTTGAAACAATGGTGTAAGATACAAGAGTTTGACAAAAGAATATTTAAAATTATTCGCAATACTTTTAAGTATGGTGATCAATTTTTTCTTAGAGATCCAGAAACACAAAAATGGTTTCATGTTGATCCGGCTAATGTTACAAAAATAATTGTAAACGAATCAGAAGGCAAACGTCCTGAACAATATTTGGTAAAAGATATCAATATTGCATTTGAAACGTTGAGTGCAACAAAAATCAACACCACTAATGCTTACGGTCCTGGCGGCAATCATCCAGGTTATCAAACCATGGACCAAAAGTATATGACTGGGCAAACTCCTCAAGGCAACGCCAGTAGATTCAGCAACGAGTCAAACGAAACCGCAGTGGATGCACAACACGTTGTTCATCTCAGCATGAACGAAGGGTTGGATCAAAACTTTCCGTTTGGCAACAGTTTGTTAGAAACTATTTTTAAAGTGTACAAGCAAAAAGAATTACTCGAAGATGCGATTATTATCTATCGTGTCCAGCGTGCGCCAGAACGCAGAGTATTCTATGTTGACGTGGGCAACATGCCATCGCACTTGGCAATGCAGTTTGTGGAGAGAGTAAAAACAGAAATACATCAAAGACGTATTCCATCAAAGACAGGCGGAGGTCAAACTGTTATAGACAGTAGCTACAATCCGTTGTCGATCAATGAAGATTACTTCTTTCCACAAACAGCAGAAGGACGCGGATCAAAAGTTGAAACATTGCCAGGTGGTACTAATCTAGGCGAGATTGATGATTTAAGATATTTCACCAACAAGTTAGTACGTGGATTACGTATCCCAAGTTCGTATCTTCCAACTGGCGCTGATGATGCAGCCAGTCAATACAACGACGGACGTGTGGGCACAGCCTACATACAGGAATTGAGATTTAATAATTACTGCGAGCGTCTACAAACTCAAATCACAGATATTTTTAACAATGAATTTAAATTGTATCTAAGCAAAAAAGGTATAAACATCGATCTTGCAATGTTTGATTTAATGTTGCAACCTCCGCAAAATTTTGCAAGTTATCGTCAAGCTGAGTTGGACAACAACAGAATCAGTACCTTTACAACTATGCAACAAGTTCCGTTTATTTCAAATAGATTTGCAATGTCAAGATTCTTAGGCATGAGCAAAGAAGAAATAGCAGAAAATGAACGTCTATGGAAAGAAGAAAACGACGAAATGTTTGATGTAGGTGCACCTGATGCAAGTGCTAGCATGAGAGACGCTGGCATTACCGGTGCAGACATTTCTGGAGATTTAGAATCAGCACAAGGCGACGAGATAGCAGGCGATGACGACATCGCGGGCGGCGCAGGAACATTAGCAGGAGAAGCAGGCGGCGCAGGTGAAACTCCAGCACCTATTGCATAAATAATACTATGATAATACGAGAATTATATTATTTTGACAAAGACACAATGGAACCTGTTGACGATCATCGCTACAATCCCAGCGACGATACTAGTATAATGAAAATAGATGATACTCGAAAGACTCGATTAACTTTAAAAGATATTAATAGAGCCAGACGTGCAGACGATATGCACAGAAAAGAATCTTCTAAAGATTTAATTCATGTGCGTGCAATGTATGGAATTGCAGCACAATCACCTGAAGAACCAGCAATGTAAGGCTTGTGAGTTGGTTAAACAATTTATTCATGGTGAAAGCAAAGAGCAACGAAAAAAACGTAAACAACTGGAAAAGTCAAAAAATCAAACAGTTGTAACTAGTATTGTTGCACCGATAACATTAGAAACTGGTACAGCAGACAATGCAACAAAAAAAGTTGCATTTGTTTTGGGCAATGGTGTCAGCCGTGCTGATATAAATCCTGCAGACTTAAAACGATACGGAGTAATATACGGGTGTAATGCCTTGTTTAGATCTTATGCTCCAGATCATTTAATTGCAGTTGATACTAAAATGATTAGAGAAATTACACAAGATGGTTACCATAATACTCATTCAGTATGGACCAATGCAAGCAAGTATACCAGAGAAATTCCTAACTTAAATTTATTTACTCCTACACTAGGATGGAGCAGTGGACCTAGTGCATTGAATTTAGCCAGTAATCACGGATACGATACCATTTATATTTTAGGGTTTGACTATGTCGGAGTAGGAAAAAACAACGAACTGGTAAACAATATGTATGCAGGAACGCATAACTATAAACAGATATCCGAACGGGCAACTTATTTTGGCAATTGGCAACGACAAACAGCAACTTGCATTAAAAAAAATACAAAGGTTAAATACATTAGAGTAATTGATACACAATCAAGTTACGTACCAGAGCCGTTAATAGGATTAACAAATTTAACACACTTTACTGTAGAAAATTTTAAAAATAGATTCAATATAATGTAACTGCTTTTAAAATAGGCGGTTTTACCACCATTATAAGCATGTATTTTGTGAATTGAGTAAATATAGTTGACAGCCTTGGCTATGAAGGAGAAAAACAATGACTGATCGAAATAAGTTTGAGGAAATGCTTGAGCTTCTTATTAATGAAGATAAGGATGCAGCAGAAGCATTATTCCACGAAATCGTGGTAGAAAAATCACGTGACATTTACCAAAGTATTCTTGAATCTGATGATGAAGATCTTGATGAAGCAGATGATGAAGACCTAGACGAGTCTGATGACGAAGACCTAGACGAGTCAGATGATGAAGACCTAGACGAGTCTGATGACGAAGAACTTGACGAGTCAGATGATGAAGACCTAGACGAGTCTGATGACGAAGACCTAGACGAAATGTTTGGCCTAGACGAGTTTGAAATGGAAGCTGACCCAATGATGGGCGGCGACGCAACAGACGATATGATGGGCGACATGGGCATGGACGACGAAGGCGGCGACATGGGCATGGACGACATGGACGGAGCAGGCGATGTTGATTCTCGTGTGGACGATCTAGAAGACGCTCTTGAAGCACTTAAAGCAGAATTTGATGCAATGATGGGTGGCCAAGACGACGACGAAGAAGGCGACATGGACGACATGGACGACGAAAGCGAAGAAGGCGAAGAAGGCGAAGAAGAGCCTGAAAAGGAAGCATTTGCTTATGAGTCAAAGCACAACAAAGCAGATAAAAAAGATGACAAGAAAGAAAAGAAGTCATCAACAGAGCAAATGCGTGAATACGTAGAAAAAGTTGGCGGCGATCGTTACGACTCATTTGGTAAAATGGGCGACAACGGTGCAAACACCAAGTCAACAGTAGCTGGAAAAAATGATATGGGCGGCACAACTGCTAATATCGCAAAAAGCAGCACTGAAGCAGGTACAGAAGCTAACAAAGGTCAGTTAAAAGGCAACGGACTACTTAATGGTTCTCCAAAGCCAATGAATACCAAGAACGTAAACGTTGTTGGTGCAAAAGGGGCGACAAAAATGTCAAACCAACCTGGTCACGGCGCTGAGAAAAAGGGCAAGCCAGAGACTGCTGACAAATCAGCCGGCAGTATGTTAAACGGCGCTCCAAAAAGAGCAAAGTAAATTAGGAACAACTGATGAACAGACTAACCGAACATTTAAGTTTCGACCAGGCTAGAATGGTTGTAGAATCTGCTGATGAAGGCAAAAACCTTTATATGAAGGGTATTGTTATTCAGGGCGGCATACGCAACGCAAATCAGCGTGTTTATCCCGTAAATGAGATTAGCAGGGCTGTCAACACTCTTAACGACCAAATAACTGGTGGATACTCTGTGTTAGGTGAAGTTGATCATCCAGAAGGACTTAACATTAACTTAGACCGCGTAAGCCATATGATTACAGAAATGTGGATGGATGGCCCAAACGGTTACGGTAAACTAAAAATTCTACCGACTCCGATGGGACAACTAGTGAGAACAATGCTGGAAAGCAGTGTCAAGCTAGGTGTCTCCTCGAGAGGCAGCGGAGAAGTAGACGGATCCGGCGATGTTTCGGGTTTTGAAATTATAACAGTAGATGTAGTTGCCCAGCCAAGTGCTCCGGGCGCCTACCCAACTCCAATATATGAACACCTGATGAATACTAATGGTGGTTATAAGGCAATCCTCACTAGTAAAGAAGTACAAGGCGACCCCAAGGCACAAAAATACATTGCAGAGAGCTTATTAAATATAATAAGCAGGCTCCAATAAAAGGAGAAAATTATGGACGCACTAAAAGCCCTTTTTGAGAGTAATGCAATTTCAGAAGCAATGAGAACTGAACTTGAAGAAGCATGGAACAGCAAGATTAAAGAAAATCGTATTGCTGTTACTGCTGAACTTCGTGAAGAATTTGCTACAAAATACGAGCATGACAAAGGTGTTATGGTCGAAGCAATCGAAACTTTAGTTGGCAATAAGCTAGCTGAAGAATTAGAAGAATTCCACGAAGATCGTAAACAACTTGCAGAAGCGAAAGCACATTATGCAGTTAAAATACGTGACCATTCAGCCTTAATGAATAGATTTGTAAAAGAATCATTAGTTAAGGAAGTTTCAGAACTACACGAAGATCAAAAAGCTATTGCAAGCAAATTTGCAGTACTAGAAGACTTTATTGTAGAACAACTTGCTAAAGAACTTGCTGAATTCCAGGAAGATAAAAAAGATCTAGCCGAAACAAAAGTACGTTTAGTACGTGAAGCTAAATCACACTTGGCTAAAGTTAAAACTAACTTTATTCAAAGAAGCGCAGCAGCAATAACAGAAACAGTTGAGAAAGGCCTTCGTTCGGAGATTACTCAACTCAAAGAAGATATTGAAACAGCACGTAAAAACGATTTTGGTCGTAAGCTATTTGAAGCATTCTCATCTGAGTATATGCATTCTCATCTTAACGAAAAATCAGAAACTAACAAATTACTTAAAGTACTCAGTGCTAAAGACAAGCAACTTGCAGAAGTAAAAGCATTTGCAAGCAAGGCAAAATCATTAGCAGAATCGAAAAACGCACAAGTTAAGCGTTTAGTAGAATCACAAGAGCGTGCTAAAGTATTAAACGAACTTACTGGACCTTTGAACAAGGAACAGAAAGAAATTATGACAGACTTACTGGAATCAGTACAAACTGCAAAGTTACGCAATGCATTTGGAAAATACCTACCGACAGTTATTGAAGGTAAATCTCCAGCCAAGCAGAAGGCAATATTATCAGAGGCAACAGAAATTACAGGCAACCGCAAACATAGTTCGAACGAAGCAAGCGTATTTGACAACAACGTTGTTGATATCAAACGACTTGCCGGTTTATAATAGGAGATTAAAATGTCGGAACTACTAGAATCACGCTGGCAGGAAACTAAGAACGCACTTCTTGAAGGCCTACAAGGCAACAAGAAAGCTGTTATGGCAACCACGCTAGAAAATACTCGCAAGTATCTTTCAGAAAGTGCATCATCAGGTGCAACTGCTTCTGGAAATATTTCAACACTTAACCGTGTAATCCTTCCAGTGATTAGACGTGTTATGCCAACAGTTATTGCTAACGAACTAGTCGGTGTGCAGCCGTTAACTGGTCCAGTTGGTCAAATTCATACTCTACGTGTTCGTTATAGCGATAGCTATACTGGAGACCAGGGTGGTAATATAACTGCCGGCGAAGAAGCACTAAGCCCATTCAAGATTGCAGAAGGCTATTCGAGCACTGCAAGTAACGACCGTGCCGCAAACACCGCTGCACTAGAAGGTACTGCTGGTAATCGTATGTCGATCCAGATCTTGAAGCAAACTGTTGAAGCTAAGTCACGTAAGCTATCAGCACGTTGGACTTTTGAAGCAGCTCAAGATGCTCAAAGCCAGCACGGCATTGACGTTGAAGCAGAAATCATGGCAGCACTTGCACAAGAAATCACTGCTGAAATCGACCAAGAAGTACTACGCTCACTAAGCACACTTTCTGGTTCGGCTGTGGAAACATACAATCAGGCTGCTGTAAGCGGTACTGCTACTTTCGTTGGTGACGAGCACGCTGCTCTTGCAGTTCAAATCAACCGCGTAAGTAACTTGATTGCACAACGTACACGTCGTGGCGCAGGTAACTGGGCAGTTGTTTCACCAACAGTACTTACACTTCTACAGTCTGCAACTACCTCGGCATTTGCACGTACTACAGAAGGTACTTTTGAAGCACCAACCAACACTAAACTAGTTGGTACTCTTAACAACAGCATGAAAGTATATGTTAACACATATGCATCAAGCGATGATGTAATCGTTGGTTACAAAGGCGCTAGCGAATCAGATGCAGCGGCATTCTATTGCCCATACATCCCGCTAATGAGCTCAGGCGTTGTGCTTGACCCATCGACATTTGAACCAGTAGTTAGCTTCATGACACGTTATGGTTATGTAGAACTAACTAACACTGCTTCGTCGCTAGGTAACGCAGCTGACTATCTAGGTAAAGTTGGTGTTACAACTGCAAACCTAAGCTTCAGCTAAGTTTAAAGTTATACTTTATTAAAATAGGCCCTACGGGGCCTATTTTCTTGAATAAATATTCATATGATACATACTGGAAAAATATATAAATTTATAGGAAACATAGGGCTGATTAGACCTGACACGTTTGGTCAATCTCGTATAGATGTTCAATTTAACAAAAACGAATACAATTTTAAGTTAGGAGATAGTGTACAGTATCAGTATGTCCAAAAGAAAAGTCGAAGACATGCTACAAATTTACAAAAATGCTAATTGAAAAGTTACAAGCTGCTGCTGCTGCTAATAATAATTTTCTAATATTTAATTTCTGTAATCAAACAATACACAACATTGTGTCGAGTATTTCTTATAAAAACAAACATATTAAAAAAATATTAGTTGTAGATGAAACTTGGTATTTTCAAGAATCATTTGACTTGGATATTAAAAATAATTTAAACTCTGATTTAGTTTTAACTTTTTCTTTTATGGATCATAGTCATTTAGATTATAAAATTGTTAATCAACATAATATACCCATGTTCAACATTGGCTATTATAAAAACAGTAAATATTGGTGCGATGTACTTTCGTTATTTGTCTCTAAGCATTTTTCTTTAGATGAAAAGTTATTAACAAACGGAAAAGAAATTGATATTCCTTTTATGAGTCTAAATGGAAAACCGCATCCGCATAGAACTGAATTAATAAACAATTTAAAACAATTACAGTTGACTAAAAAAGGATATGTTTCCTATAATCCTTTTGGATTAGAGAATTGTGATAGTATAAAGCTTGACATTATAATAGATAACCAAGAATTTCCACCCGGCGACAACGCTACTGCATCTGGTGCAATGTCTTTGGGTAATATCAAGTACTGGAACAAGCACTTTTTAAATTTAGTTACAGAAACATTACCCGATCCATCAGAACTTAACTTTTGGACTGAAAAAACGTGGAAGCCTATATTAGGACTACGCCCGTTTTTAACATACGCACCTAAAAATAATTTATCAATGATGCAACAACATAATTTTCTTGATTACGCAAACGATTTCAACGATATTACTGATTTGGATCTTTTGAATCATTATAATCAACCTAAATTTTTAAAGGTGTTGTCTGACCAGTCAACCGAGTATTTTCAAAGCAAATACAAAATTTTACATGAAAAAACTTTGTTCAATAGAAGAAATTTTAAGAGATACGTCGAAAAACAGCATAAAATTATTTCTCAACTCAAGGAAATAGCAATATAACCCATTTTATTTAAAAGGATAAATACTTGTGTCACTTGAGAGCCAGTATACACTGGACTTATGCGGTACCCACCGCGTATGACCTAGAACGTCAAAGGAGAAAACAATGGGACGTCCACTAAAGAAATCGCAACTAGGCGTAAATGTTATCGGTGAAGCAACAGCCAACACTGGTGTAAGAATAGAATTTTACGATGTATCACTAAGAACAGACGGCGCAATTATTAAACAACGCGGCGCAAAAACTTTCGTAGTTACACAAGAAGGTAATGTAGACACTACTAACTTAAAAGATTCAACCAGCACTGCGGTGTGTGTTCTTAAAGATGGAGCACCAAGTGCATCAGGAGAAATGAGACTTTGGGGTTATGTAACTTCAAATTCTAGTGCAGAAGTTAATATTGCAAAAATTACAAAGAGAGTTGCAACAGACTTTTCAGGCAACAGATATAATTGGGTATTAGAAAACGATTCAACCAACGACTACATTGTTCTAACTGCTGTCTAAGGAGTAAAACATGTCGACAAGCAAGGTTGCCAAATACGGCGTTGATCTATATAAAATAATATTGAACGACAGCGGTGTCTTTGACATCGACTTTGTCGGTGCAAATGGTAGCGTTAATATCAACGGTAATCTAAATGTTACTGGCGAAACTACTACTATTCAGTCAACTGAGCTTGAAATTGCAGACAACACCATCACCGTCAACAGTGGAGAAACTGGACCAGGAGTAACACTTGGTACAGCTGGGATCATTGTCGACAGGGGTGTTCTTTCTAATGCAAACTTTTTATACGACGA